AGCCTTCTGAGTTACTGTAAGATTGATTTTGTTATTAGACTCATTTTGGGTAAATGTCAGAGTAGTAGACCTTGGGGACCCAGTAGTATTTTTTGAATAGTTAATTTTTACATCTAAGTAACCATCTCCAACGGTAACTTTTCCCCAAGTAGCCCAACTTACGGAGATTGTGCCCAAAGTACAAGAGGGTGTAGAGGTTGAAGCTACTTTGCCATTTACCAGTTTCCTTTTGAGGGAAGTGATACGGTAGGTTATAGTACCACCCTCTGAAGATACAGCATCTGTACCTGTATCTGTAGTTGCACGTGCTAGTTTGAATAATGTTTCTTCCATATCTTTATAAGTTTTTGGTTTATAGAAAGAACTTTGATATTGTAATCTACCAGAGGGATAATCCGAAGTCTATGATATTATATAATCAATATAAAGAATTATGAGAAAGTATCAGTATCAGATTTACTACCATACAAGCAGAGGAAGGTACTTCATTAAGATTAGGTATTCCTTCCTGGGATTGGTGTTTTGGCTTACACTTAGAGATAAGTATTCGAGTAATATAGAAACCTTCCTTGATAAGGATAAGGCAATTGAAAGGGCAGAAGATTATTTAAGATATTTATACCTAAAGAGAAAAAATAGTAGGGTGTTAAAGGTTACTGGGAGAATAGATATTACCAGTAGGTTAAAATCAGTGAGGGAGGATTATTAAGATGGTGAAGGTTGAAACAATTAGGGATGATAATGAAAAGAGGATTCTTAAATGCCAAGAGGATAATCGGATTTGGTATCAGATATGGATTACCCAATTGGATATGAATTGTATAGAAAGGTATTTTGATGGGTATGGTGAAGTTAAGAGTTAAGGAATCTTCAACAGTATTATGTTTTCTTTTATGAGAAGAAAGGTGGTAAGGTTCGAGGAGTTCTTGGGAAAGATAGGACTAAGGATTTAATTCGTGCTATACTTTAATTAGTTGCCAGAGACCTAACATCCCTGGCTTCTTTGTGTGTTATGTGAGCATGTATGTGGTTGTGGGATATCTAGGTATGCCCTTAATACGAGGAGTGATTTTTGTGTGGTACTAAAAATGTGTATTTGCCTTCAAGGTACCCCTTAATGTGAGGGCTTCGAAAGTTGTGGTACTAAAAGGGGAGTACGGTTACGTTAAATTTAACATTTGAAAATAAAAAGTAAGGGATAAACATTTTTATTTATCCCTTTGCTTTCTTTTAGTCCTCAAAAGTTTCGTTATCGTCTTTTAAAATTTCTTTTATATCCTTATAGCATTGAATAACTAAATAAGCTATAATTACAAACAATGCTATATTAATAATTAAATATTGTGTAAATACTGCCATATCTTTATAAATGATTTATTTTAAGTTAGTAGGGGAAATATTTCCCCTACTTTAATTTTGTTTTACTTCAAAGATTTTTTTATAATCTCAAGCCCTTTTATTAATATCTCTTTCTTTTCTTCTTTTGTGTTTTCGCTTGCAATTGAAGAAAAAGAAAAATCATTTATAACATAGACTTGTTTATAAAAGTCTATAAAGCCCTCAATTAGTTTTTTATCCGCATTCGTTGCAATAGTTGAAAGAAAATTGAAAGTAACATTTCTGAACTTTTTTCGCAAAGATTTGATTTGCTTTTCGTTTGCTCCTAAAAACAGTTCTTTTTTATAAATTTCTGTTTTTGTTCCTAAAGCTGTTTTAAAAAGTCCTTGATTTTTTTCTTTCACAGACTTTAAAACGTCTAAAGCAATTAAACTATTTGCTTTGCTGTTTGCTACTGCTTTTTCTACATTCACTTTGTTAATTTGATTTTTCATAATTAAATTGCTTGAAAGTTTTATTATTTATTATTTTTATTACCTTTTCAAATAGACTTTCAAGACTTTTTAAACTATCTTAATAAGGTATTATTTATTTCGTTTCTGTATTGCAAATATAAGAACTATTTTTTAATCTACAAAATTTTTAGAAAATTATTTTCTTAAAAAGTTTTAAATAAAATCTTTCAAATATCTTTTTGTTTTTCTCACATTGCAAAGATACAGACTTTATTTTAATCTACAAACATTTTCAAGAAAATTTTTTGAGAAAATGAATATTTTTATTTTCAAAATTATTTTTGTGAAAAATCTATAAATTCAAAAATTTATTGCACCCTAAAAAGGACTTAATTTTTGCACTTAATTTTGGGGTTCACAAGGAGAATCTTCGCACGCCTTGTAGTGGGCATATATGATATGTATAAGGATATTCCTATATGGCCTATGCCTGTCCTCTAGGAAGTGTGTTATATACCTGTATATTGATAAGGCTATTAATGGACTAAGGTGATAAAGAATTAAGGCCCTTAAGATATATCCCTCTATAAAAACCCCTTAGTCCTAATTCTATAAGGCCATATATGGACTATGGTAAGCCTATGGGGAAAGGGGTTTCATAGATTAGCCTATAAGGGCTTACTAAGTTAGCGTAAGTAAAAACCCAGGTACCTTAGTTAGGCTCTGGGTTAGGTAAATTAGTCTAGGCAAATAGTACTATCCGAATCTAGGATTATTATATGGTCTGATTGGTATATAATATCCGATGAGACCTGTTTTAGGTTATTGGGTTGGTAGGTTATTATACCAGTATGGGCATCATATAAGAAATGATGTAAGCCCTGGGATAAATCTAAGTTGTTGATTTCCTGTTGTTCCTCTAGAGTCCAAGTGTCTAGAGATGGATCCCTGAGGATTTGAATTAGGTATTCGAAATTAGTTTCCATTGTGATAGGGTTTTAAATAGTTAATAAATAATTTCACTATGCAAATATAAATATAATAATTAATATATGCAATAACCCTAATTGCCTTATGAAGTACCTAAGAGCCCTGAAGGTTAGATTGCCTTTATCCCTCTAAATCCCCAGAGGCCATTAATGGAGATTGCCATTAACACCATAAGTCCTAGAAACCTTATAAATAATGCTAATATAAATACTTAGCCAATTACTAATAAAGCTCTAGGACATTATTACCTAATTCTTTATAATCACCCTATCAATATTAATTATAATCTGACCTTTAGGTATATCCTTAATAACCTTTTTAACCTTAGGGGTTAACTTAAATTTGTTATCTGGCTTATGAGTATAGCTTGCCCAATATAAATTCCCTATTCTCCAATCCTTGAGATTACCATTCTTATACCTAATATACTTATAATTGTTTGGGTTAGGTAAGTGAAAGGCTTCAGCAATTAATTTAGGTGTAATTACTGGGACTCTATGATTAGATTCGTCCATTATTTTCAAAGCGTATTTACGTCTTAAAGTATGACCGGTACGTTTATTGATTATGGTACCGTCGGCATAAATCCTATACTTAGGAAATTTGGGATGAGTTCTGTGTTTCATATTACCTTGAATTTTTAATTAGTATGTATTATATAATAGTGCTTGGTGGGGTAATTCGGATAAGGCAAATTGGAGGCCATTAGGGGACGAAAATTATCATCACATAGGCCTTTTTGAGTTTGCCTTTAAAGTGTGTAGTAGAGCTATATGGTATAGTGGCTATATAGTGATGTATAGTAGAGAGGGTTATCACTTGCCTTGTTTGCCTAAATCCCCAAAACCCCCGGTGAGGTACCTTGATATGTATTATGGTATATTGATTATGTATGTAGTATAATAAGGGGTATATGTGTATTAGGTATTTTATTATATGTACCTTAGTTAGGATGGTAGCTTAGTTAGGCTCTATATGATTTTCTTTTTATTTTTGTGTTGGGTAGGGGAGTATTGGGTTATAGGTGGGTTAGTATAATCCTATATGTGTAGGATACTAAGATTAGTGATGAGGTGTATAGGATTAATATTAGGATTTGTGATATTATATACCTTAATTTGTTTGTTGGGTGGGTATGCTTGTGGGCTTGGTATATTTTCTCATTGCGTATGAGGGTTAGGATGGTGCCTACGGATAGTATTATTCGGATTATGTGATAGATGATATTCATGGTAGTGATATTATATCGATTATGGTTATATCTGTTAGGTTTACTTTAAGGATCTCTCTTAGCTTTAGCCTTATGTAGGTACTATGTTTATGCCATGGGTTTATTTCTTGTTTGGGGTAGCGGAGGTAGGTATTAAGTTCCTCGGTTCTGTACACTACGTTCATTTCTTCGCAGAAGCCTTCGGTAGTCCCGGGTAATGGTCCCGGGACTTCGAATGATACTAAGAATCTACCTGATGTTAGCATGGCTCTAGTTCGTTAGTTAGGATTCTTATATCGGTTAATTGATTCATATATTCCTCTTCTGAGGATATGTCAAGGCATTTGCATGCTATGTAGTGACCGTACATGGATATACCTGATTCGTAGCCTTGGTCTTCGTTTAGGAAGTTAGCTAATGGTATCTTGTCTACTGAGCATATCTTCTGATGACCTGGTAAGGTTTCTGAATCCGTATATCCTACAAAGTTATAAGTATCAGTGTTATCGGTCAGGATAGCAAATATCTTGATTAGCCAGTTAAAGTCCTCTAGAGGTACTCTGTCTAACCATTCCCATCCGATTGGGTATTCGTTTATTGTTATTGTTGGTTTCATGATGTTAATTGAGTTGAGGGTTAAACATTTGTTTTGGTTGGCCTAATAGGCAGCAATGAGGATAACCTGCTTCATCGAGGATTTCCAGTATAAGATATCGATTGGTATCTCTGGGAATTTCGAAATAGAAAGCTGGTTTCATGTCGCCGTCGCCATCTATGAATGTAAAAACTATCTGAGTGTTTTCTAGTAACCCATTTAGTTGTACATGAGAAAGGTAGTTATAAATAGCTTCCCTTTGATTTCTTGGGTTTTTATCCCATGAGATGAGCATATCGTCATACCAATTTGGATTATCGCATAGCTTTTTAAGTTGTTGTTGAATATACGGTGTCATGATTTGAAGTAATAATATAAGTCCTCGATTAGTTTATCCTGTTCTTCCCATATAGTATCTGATACTACGTATTCTGATACGAAATAGTTATAGAAAGGCCCAAATAGTATTTTTAATACTATGTCCTTGAGTTCGATATTGAGTTGTTCCTCTTCTTCGGTAGAACTGGGTTTGATTGCCTGAAGTTCTGCCTTATAGGATGCCGTTACGGCATCCTTTAGGGTTTGAATATATTCTGGGTTAGTTTCCTTGAGAATACTTAATTGTGATTTGAGTTCTTTACTTATCATGGGGCTTAGCGATTATGGATATGAATCCTTGTGGATATTGAGTATAGAATAATTGGTAGTTCCCTGTGGGCAAGAAGACTTGCATTATGTTTGCAAGTAATTGGTAGATTTTCCATTGGTTTTCCTCTAGAAACTTGTTCCAGGCTTCTGATTCTTCGGGATAATTTCCAGAAAGTTGAATGTGATATTCCTTTTGTTCCGGAATAAATAAATTGGTTACTACCTGAATTTCGTCTGATTCCTTTTTGTATTGAGTAATAGGATACCAGATGCCTTCGGTTTTCCATTTATTGAGTTGGAACAAGGACATGCCCTGTTCCAATACGTTTAAGAGTTTATATAAGTTTACCATAGTGATTATTTATTAAGTTGTCTAATAAGTTCTGATGCAGCCAGGGAATCAAAGAGTTGGGTGTCTATTTTGTCGGATTCCCATTTTTCGAGAGCATTATATGTTGCCGTATATTGAGATATCATGTCCTCATCTTGTTCCTCGTCCTGGATGAATTCCCGGAGATGTTTTTTGAGTCCAGTAATTATGTAATCCTGATGTTCTGGAGTTAATTGAGGAATACCAAATATGATAGCTTCTACCTGTGATGGAGAATAATCATAGTATTGGTCGTCAGCACCCTTTGTTAGATCCATGTAGGAGATAATGTTTTCCTTTAGATTTTCGAAAAGAGCTTCCTCTGAAGTATAAGTGATGATATACCCAGAGATATAGACAGCAAGAGGATCATTGTCTATGTCGATTGAATAGATTGAATTAGAGTTATCCTCGTTAATGTGAATACCATCGGTGTAATCATAAGTGTAAAAAGGATGAGAAGCAAGCAGTTCTCGGATGGCATCTAAATTTTTTAATTCTTTCATAATGTCTATATTAAAAATGTTAGTAATTTGATTTCTTATGCAAATATACAAAATTATTTCTAAACTTGTTTCTATAATTACTTTTATTTTTATAAATAAAGAGGTTCTGGGAGGTGTTTTGAGTGCCTCCCAGAGGGTTTTGTTAATATTGCCCTGTCATAGTAATGATAATGAAAAGGGATTCATCATTGAAATGTACCTGGATAGTATTTCCATATGAGTTTGACATGTAATGATGATTAGGGTTAAGTTCTTTTAATGGGTGATGTTCATCCCAATGAGAATTAATGAATTCTATCACGTATTGTTCAAAAGCATCGGATTCTCTGTAGTAGGTTTCTACCTTTTCGTCATCGTCTATAGGATACTCCCGGAATTGGAGATTGAGAGTTCCCATGTATGATTCATCCGGATTTGAGATTTCGTTAACTGATTGAGCAGTGTAACCAAAAGCATCAAGAGTTCCATCAAAGTAACCCATAATGTGATTTGAGATTTCGTTAATAGTTGTCATAAGAAATAAGTTTTGTGACCCCGTTCAAGGTCGGTTAATAATTATATTTATTTTTCTCTTATGCAAATATAGAAATAATATTTTAAATATGCAATAATTAAGGGAGCCCAGATGTTAGTGTTTCTGAACTCCCTGAGGTATATTAACTGATTGGGGGATTAGTATAATTCATCGGCCAGTATTGGTTCCTTAGGCTTATTTAATTTCTCCTTAGAACGTCTGGTAGCCCAATTCTCGTAGGGTTTGTAACTAAAGGTACGAGTTGTTTCATCGTATGCAGCATATACCATTTGTTTACGGGATATTCTCCTCCCGTAAGTTTTCTTAAGATTAGCAAACCAATCTAGATACTCCTGTAAAGAGTTAAAGATTTCTTTGTGCCCGTCTAAATCATTTTTAGGACGGGTTTTCCATGTTGCTTCTATATAGCATTGGTGTAAAGTGATTGAAATAAAGTATCGGCACCAGCTACCACCAAAGATAGTGCCCGTGGAGAATTCTATCTCCCGAGCAACTAATGGACTAACGTTATACTTTGTCATGCGATTGAGAAATTAAGTTGGAAAATCCAGTTGTTTCTATCGAGTTGATTGAATGATATGAACCTCCCATCGTTATCGGTAAATTCATTCATGAATTGAACTGCAGCAGATGCTAATTGCCCCTTATAGGGATTAGTATCGGCAGTTATTATTGATTCGAAAATGAAAGAATAATAGGTAGTATCATAGATTTGTACCTGATTAATATCCAAGCAATTGAGTTTGTAATCATCCTCTAGTTTGATTAAGAGTCCCATTAGGAAATTAAGAAGACTACCCTGTTCATCAGAGTCAAGTTCAAATGTAGATTTCTTTTCTAAGAAATTGCGAACTACCTTATTTAGTTCGTCTGCCTGATTGTAAGTTACTGAGTTCGTTTTCATATTTTTGTCTATTTTAAAATTGATATGCAAATATAAGCATTTTTATTTTATAGAAAAATATATCTAATTTATTTTTAGGGAGGCTGAGGATATGTACACGCTATGAAAGGCAGTGGATTAGGCTGCCTTTCAATTATTAAGGTAATTGGGGAGTTAGCAAGTATAAAGCCTCTTTTATTATTGAATTCTCCATAGGTTCTAAAGAGGGTTCCTTGTACATTAGTCCACCTTTCTTCTTTTCGTTTTCAAATACTTCATGTATGGCTTGCTTTAGTTTAGTAGCTAATACCTCTGATAACTCCTGAGATTTAAGAGAGGTAAGTAACCCATTTCGTATTTCCCTAATATCCTGGTCATTTTCAGTGATAGGTTTTGCTTCTACTAATTCTTGTATACCCAAGTGATATTCATTAAGCAGTTCATACCCCAAATGTTGTAAGTCATTAAAGAAGATACTAAACTCATCATAAGTAAGTCTAGTATCAAAACCTACTCCATGATATAGTTGTACTAAAGGAGTAAGGATTCTTCTTAGTGTATTGAAATCTTTTAGATGGTCCAATTTTATTCCTGATTCGAGAGGTATTTTATATACCTTTTCACCCTTCAGTACTACTAACAGAACCATTAGTCTTGGTGGTAATCTTTTCTCGTTCATAAGCAAGTTTTTGTATTATGAGTTGTACATAGGTATTTCTCTCTTTATAGATAAACATTACCGATAGAAGTATCTCATGTTTCGGTAATATCATCTGTATGAAATTGCCTGGAGCAATCACTGTAGCTACTACTGGAGAATCTTCCTGAGAGAAATTGTCCAGTATCATCTCTGCCCTCTTAATGGGTTCTGGTTTTGTTGGGTCCAAAGTTAGGACTGGAGCAGTTATACATTCCTTGATGCCCTGTGTTAAGGCATTATATAACCATTCATCTTTTATATCCTCTACTTGGAGGTTTTTCATTGTAATCATATCCTAAACCTATTTAAAGTCCATACACCCAGGATATTAGAGAATACCCATAGTTCCCAGTTTTTATAAAAGTTATAGGGTTTACTGAACTGGGATGTTTGAAATATTATCTGGCTTGGTGTTCTAGATAACATTTCTGCATGGCAAGTTAATACTCCAGAGGATAATTGAACTTTAAAAGCTTTAATTACATCCTCATCATTTTTAGTCTCTACTGAGGTAAGTAATTTAATAAATTCTACCTCTACACCTTCCGACATTTTAACCTTTCGGAAAGCAAATTTCTCTTTATTCTCCATTTTGTTGATATTTAGATAAGAACTCTTGAGCTAGTTCATCTTGAGTTCTTTCGATTATGTTCTTTACTATAGTTTTATTCTCTACTCTAGCCCACATATGTAGCATGCCCAATTGAGCATCCATATAGCAATCTATAAGTGAAGGATCTTTTTTGAATACTTCCCACTGTTTTACGAAGTTCATTCGAACCAAATCCCTATAACCCTGGTCTGATATATCTTCTTGGTCTATATAAGCAGATACCCTTTTTCTTACTTCTAAAAGAATTTTCTCTAAGTTTTCGGGTAACTTGAACTTATCTGGCAATTGGCGATATACTAAAGCATTAGGTACTAATTCTTCAAATGTAAACTGGTTATCAAAGATGATTCCAGGAAATCTACCCGAGAATATTAGTGGTACCTTATATTGTAGTAGGGAAGGTACTACATCATATACAACGTAATGTTTTTGGTATTCCTTATATAGGCCAAAATATAAGTTTTCATCGAATATTCCAGATCTCCTCATCATTGCTAGTAGAGTATGATAAACTGTATTAATATGCCGATTGTTTAAATTGAATACCAAGTTACCATCCTTAATAGCAATGAGTTCCTGGCAACATCTTTTTCGTTTAAATAAGCTCATGTGATTAAAATGTAAAGTTAATGTATATGTCTCGATTTCCCTTTAAGAATGTCTCATGATTTGAGTCTTCATATTTATGACAGGCATAAGTTTGAGTAGCCCTATCAAAATGGTCTCTTACCCATACTGGTGCAGTATCGGTGGGTTTTAATTTAAAGTAAGTACCTTGATTAATCTTATTAACCTTAGTTTTCTTGTAGTCTTTCTGTATTCCCATTTTCCTCAAGATTATTTGACTTAAAGCTTCATATATGTATTCTTCTGGACTTTCCTTTGTATTAGGAAAAATATTCATAAAAGTAGAAAAGGTTACATTTACTACTTCTCCTTGAGGATTAGTCATAAGTAAGTGTACCCGATTATTAGCAGCTAAATAAAAAGCATCCAATTGATAAAGGTCATCAAACATCCTTATTTTAATAGATTCAGATAATTGAATATGAGGAACTCCTCCAGATTTAGTTCCCTCTGGGTCTAGAAAATCTTTCCTACAAAGGAAAGATGCCATTAATTGTTCAAGGTTTTTCATATTTTTGTCTATATTAAAATTGATATGCAAATATAATTCTTTCTTTTTAAATATGCAATATCCTGATATAACTATGGGAGCTTACTATTTCGGAGGAATTGAGATGCAAATGAGCCATCTTCTTTTTCTTCTTCCCCGAAGTCTTCATATTGATATAACTCTGGGTCTTCTTCATCTGGGTCTATATTCATCTCTATTTCTCTTCTCAATTCATGATGTTCCTTTGAAAATGAAGCCATTGCTCCCTTATAGTCATCCGTGATTTGCATTAGCTCGGCTTTATTCAAGTTAAGCCCCTCCTTACTGGTATCTACTCCCTCTTGTTTAGTAGCAACAACTTCTGGTAAACTACTGAGGTCATATCTTGACTCTAACAGTTTAGCTTCTTCGGTTTTATCCATTACCCTTTGGGATTCCAATACAATTTGACGGGCTTCTTCAACTGTGATAGCATTTTGCTGAGTCACATTGTTCTGTTGATTGAATTGAGCAAATATATTAGTAGTGCTCCCTCCAGTGAGATTACGTACAATGGATTGCAATGATGTAGAGGATTCAAGCTTTAACTTAAGGGCCTTTCCCAGCTCGGCAGATATAAACGGTACGTATTTCCCTCCCTGAGATTCTCTTAGAATATTAACCTGATGGGCTATTTCCATACGGTCTTCCAAAGCCCATGCTAGTTGTTCTCCCATTAATGCTTGTAGTAAATCTTCTGCCTTTTCTTTATCCCATATTCTAGAGCTTAATAGCCTATCTCTCATAAATACACGTATGTAATTGATATCTATACCCATACGGTATGAGAATGTATTGATATCATAGGTGATACCACATAATACACCATTACCCATCAGCCATTGATTAATAATGTAGTTGTGTATCTTTATCAGAAGTTCATCATTTGGGTTCTTCTGATATTCTAATGCCATTGCAGTAGTCCCCATAGGTCTTGGGAATCTTACCATTTTATTTTCCTTTTCTGACATACAAATGAGATTTTCTGATATCGGAACTTTCATCATAACCCATATACTCTAAATCGAACCTTACATACAGATTCAAAGATAGGTTATAGAAATATCCCTTATATTTTTTCTTACTTACTGATAAATTAAAAGGTTCACCAGAGATTAGGTCCCTGGTGAATACTAAATTACCTTTCCCAGTGATGGGAATATTAAGGCAAAGCTTATAATCCCCTACCTTAAATTTATTCCCATGCAGGTCTGTGATTTCCCTTGCCATAGTTTGCCTTTTTATGGTTCGTAGGTTTTTTGTCTTGTTTACTACGGTTATGGGTTATCCCCTTTTGCTCTTCGATTAATTTCTGAACCTTTGGGAATAACCTTTGCCTTAAAGGAACTACCTGAGTAGCGAAAAAGGCATTCCATAATTTCTGGGTTAATGGTTCTCCTATTTTAAGTTCTGAGATTGCCCAGAATTTAGTTTCGAAATTCTTAACTATTTCCCTAAATCGGTAGTAGTATATATTGCCAGTCTTTTTATCTATCCCAATTGTGGTAGTTTGGCAATAATCTAGAAATTCTTTACCTAATTCGGATATAAACTCTTCCCTTTTAAAGTCATAATTCTCTTGGTCGAGTTTAAATAATTTTACGTAATCGATTGCTTCCATATAGATTTAGTTTGTGATTATTAAACGAGGTATACTTTCATCTGTAATCTGAAATAAGTACCCTCTTACATCATCCTCATAATAAGAGGACCAATATGTTCTTCTAACTCGGAAATTATCAAGGATTGCCCCTTTGGGTACCCCAGTAATAAATAAGCAATGCTTAGGCATCATTGGAGTAATCTCAAATTTCCCATCCTTGAAATTACCATAGGTACCGTAGTCGGGCATATTACCCGTAAATCCAGTATTCTGTAATATGTCTTGAACCAGAGTAGTTTGGGGTATTTCCTTTTGGTTACATTCTATGGTTAACTTAGATTTGCCTATATATAGGTCTTTAACTATTTCTCTAAACATTTGTATACGATTATATGAGTAATACCATTTTTCTTGAAGTAAAGGTTATTCTGTGAACGTTCCTCTAACTTCTTTAATTCTCTTCGAGATTCAGTACAAATTCTATCAGATTTCCTTAATATATCTGATACATTACCCCAGATTGGTGCCATTGGTTCTACTGGCCCTGCATAGATAACCTTATGTTTAGTTTCTATTTGGGGATATTTAGATTTATACTGATATTTGCCTTTGCAATAAAGTACGTTATACTTTTCTGGTTCGTTTCTTTTTTCGTTTTCCATTTTTGTTAGGATTAATGTAATCGGATATTTCATCAAGTTGCCCTAAAAGCAATGCCTGAATGAAAAGGTTTATAGGCCTGAAAAAGAAATTCCTTACGTTATCAGTATTTATATACCAATCGTAAACGATAAAGAACTTCTTAATTTTAGAGTGCTTAAGTGAATGTTGGATTAGATAGGACTTACAACATCGTTTATGTAATTCTACCAATTCTTTGTCCTGCTTAAGCATCTCTTTATCAGAGAAGATAGTGTAATCCATTTTGTATGAATTGAGATGCCCAGGTAATTATCCCGGGCACCTGGTTAATAAAGGTTTATGCAACTTGTTCTGGTTTGAGGACCTTCTTTTTAAAGTCCTCATAGGATTTAGCCGCAGCCTTGAATTCCTTAGAGTTTGTATCTTTGATACGAGCCATTGCAAGTTCCAATCGATGGAGTTCGTTTCGAGTTTGTTGTCTCCATTTCTTCCGAGCAAGTGTATCAACTACATCGGCAGGGTATACGTATTTAACTTCCCGATTAGAAATTACCTGTTCGATGATGGATGGTTTTTGTTGTTCCTTAACTTCCTTGACAACCTGTTCCTTTTTGGAAGTTTTGGTTTTTGGAGAGAGTTCTACCAATTTAGCATTGGCAAACTTAGTGGCAGCTTCTTGAGCATCTTTTACCAATTCCTTTTTAGTCTTTTTGGCCTTAGGAGCAGAAGCCTTAGTAGTCTTAGAATTTTTAATTCCTTCAAGTTGTTCAGCAACCTTAGTTGCAACGAGGTTAGTAACCTTTGATTCATTCTTTTTCATAACGTCTATATTTAAAATGTTAGTAAAATGATTAATTTCTTTTTCTGATACAAATATAAGGACTTTATTTTAAATAGAAAAATTTTATTCAAATTATTTTCTATTTGCTCGGGTTAATCGGCTAGGAAGTCAAAGACCTCTGGAGGATAGTTAATTTCGTCCTCCGGGTCATTTATGTAATCTTCGTAATCCTCGTTATATTTATCGTAAATGTTATCTTGTGATGTATTTGGTACCCTTGTACATCTTTCAGGATATTTCTTTACGAAGTCATAGGCTTCTTGAGTAGTCATTACCTTGTCTGAGGTAAATTCGTAGGTTACATAGGAATAAGTTTCACCCAATCTAGAAACTTCATATTGCTGGTATCCAGATTTCTCAATCTTATAGATTTGATTTTCTGGAATAGTTTCTATTTCTACCCTATACTTATACCATTGTTTCTTTTGCTCCCTTTCTTTTGGTTTAATACCCATGCTATCTTGAAGAGAGATTAACTTGGTTATTGGACTTTCAAAACGAGAAGGAGCAGTGCTCACTTCTACTGGATGAGTTTTATTCTCACCAATAAAGTAAATCACTGCCCCCAAGGTTACCAGGCCCAATATGAATTTAGTTTCTGAGTTCATAACCTGTAGTTTCGAATTTATTTTTAATGTTCTTTGCAAGGTATTTACCTTTTGATTCTGCTTGATGTAAACCGTTGCAGATTTCATAAGGTACATCATCATAGCGATAAACTCGATTACCTTTAAAAGCAACCCAAAGTTGTTTTTTCTTTGAGTCATAACCAAAGCCCTCAATATTAGAGGATTCGCAAGGAATCATTTCGACTCCGGTGTTCATTTCTACTGATTCTAAGTATTCGTTCTTTTCCATGTCTATATTAAAATTTTAAAAGTGTTAGTTCTGGGTGGAATTTTAGATTTGCCCTCTGGAATATTGCCCAAGTACCAAGTACTCCCTGAGAATTAGTATGTACCCATTCATCTTCCATTCTGAATAATATATGTGAGCATACCAGCATTTGGTATTCACTTAGCATATTTATCAGTTGAGGGGTATTCTCCATTTCTACGTATAATTCAATGTGCTCATCTAGTGCTCGAATTATTTCGTCATCCTCAATCTGAAGGAGTTTTTTGATTAAGTCTTGGGCAATGTCATTCCCATTTTTAACATCCTCTTTGATTGAGTTGAGTGATTCAATCTGAATACCAGCAATGAGCTTTACGATGTCTTTTGTTTCCTTGTCCATAATTAAATTTTCTTTATGCAAATATACTAAAATTATTTTATATAAAATACTCTTTTAATAAATACGGAGGTAAGTGTTAGCGGTTCTTGATTTCTTCCATCTTTTCCTTTATGGAGTCTGGGAATATAGCATCGTTTACCCATCTTAGGAAGAATTTAGAAGGCTTCTTTTCGGGACTTAGAAGCAATTGTCTCTGTTCAGTAGAGAACTTAATCCTTTCGGATTCTAACATATACTTGGGAAGTTTAGTGAATTCTGCCTGAGAGAAGGAGATTACGTTTTTACCAACTTGGGCCCTTAATGGTTTCTTCCTTTCCTTATAGAGATATGGGATAATCTTTTTCGAGGGTCCCCCAAGAATGCTAAAACCAAAGATTACCATTGGGTCAAATTTATCTGCTTTTGGGTCCTTAGCCCGTTTGATACATCTTGCCATCCAAGAAAATGAATTGGGATATTGCTTATTGTCTGTTGCTTCTCCCACATCTTTTTTATTAAACTCAAATCCAGGAAAGTGAAATAGAAAATCTTCAGTAAGGATAAATACAAATCCCAATCCCCTAAGATATTTAATAATATCTTGTTGGCTTTTACCCTCTTCAATCATTTTCTCTACATCTGCAAGAATGTCCTCCCTTGGTGATTCCAATTCCTTAGTTGTAGACCCTGCAGGTCTTCCTCTGCCAACATTAGGTGCCTTAGCAGGCAATGTACCAGATAACCTATCTAAGTATTCTTTGAAGTTATCAATATCTTGTTTATTAGTAAGAGTTACTTCTACTCTTATGGGACCGTTATGCTGTACCTTTGGACCCGAGTTCATCTCAGTATAAGCATCTACTAACCTATCAGATAAGGGAGTGCCATTCTCTGATAATGTAGTGACTCTTAGTTTTGGTTTATATACTTCTTGTTCCATTTTCGACTTAATTAGAAAATAAAAGGCCTGAACAATTTTTATATTGCCAGGCCTTCTACCATTATTAACGAATACTCAAAAATATGATAAGTAAAAGTAAAAAGTGCTCTTATTAATCTTCTTCTTTAGCGGCCTTCTTTTTCTTCTTGTCTTTGGCCTTCTTATCTTTCTTATCGGAAGCCGGTTTTTCTTTTACCTTTTCTTCCTTCTTTTTCTTAGTTTCCTTTTCCTCCTTGGGAGCCTTACCTGAAGCAAGTTTTCTTTGCTCCATACGATATTTTTTCTTCTCAGCCGAATTCATTTCTCTGCCATCGATGAGAGGATAATCGTATTTGGTAGCTGTTCTACCACCATTTCCTTTCTTTTCCTTTTTCTCTTTGGCAGACTTCTTCTCATCTTTTTCCTTCTTCTCTTTTTCCTTGAGTTTTACCAATTTCTTGTTGTTCTCTTGGTCAGCTTCAGGATAGGCAGCAGCAACTTTGTCTCTTTCCTTATTGAGCTTGTTTACAAGTTCGGTAACCTTTTTACCATGTTTCTTGTCTTTGGTCCAATCCTTAGTAGGGTCCAACTTGTTCTCTTTAAGGTAAGCATCCAAAGCTTTCTTAGCCTTTGTGAGTTCCGGAGTCTTGGATTCCGATTTACTCTTCTTTTCTGTTTTCTTAGCCATTTTCATTTATATTAGGTGAATAATTGAATTTCCTATTTACATAATACCATAGTTATACCTTCCTAATTTGGGTTGGGATTTCTTTAATTTCTAGGATTTCTAAACTGCATTGTTTTAAAACTGCCTCGAGTTGAAGTATATCTTCTACCTCTTTCTGAGATAAGTCCGTAAAAGTTTGTTCAAAAGTTTCTTTCTGTTCCCCCCTTATAAAATTAAATTGGGCAACAATATAAGTCCCATGAAGTTTTTTATTCAGGGCTCCTTTAAGAGATATGAGTTTTCTTTTCAGATAATTACTCTTCAACCTATGGGATTGGTATTCGCCTTTCTTACCCTTACTAAGAGCTACCTTTTTAAGGTACGAAACATAATCTAATTCTCTGAGAGTTTGATTAATGTTTCCCACTAATAATCTTAAGTCTTTTTCCATTTGGGTCTTTGCATTACTTGGTTAGATACTTCCTGAGTTTCTTCTGATAGCATTTCTCTTGCCTCATTTATTATATTGATGGCAAGTTCCCTTTCATCTGGTCCCAGGTTTAATTCTTTATCTTCTAGTGCATCAGTATAAGTATTTATTAGATTATCCAATGCAAGTATTCGAATGTTCTTTCGAATTGCTAATTTCTCTTCTTCCATGGGTATAAAAAATTAAAGCCCACTACCTTCACAGGCAATGAGCTTTTGGCTGAACAACGTCCTAAGTGTAGATGTTATTCATATGAACTTAAACTCTAAATTTATATAGCAGACATATGGGATAGTAGTTAGTAAGTTAGAGTTTAATCTTCTGATTCTTCCTCTTCTTCTTCCTTAGCCTTTTTGTTTTTCGGAGAACAAATAACGCCATGTCCTTTCTTAGACTTAACGGTAAGAGTTCCCGGAACGAATGAAACTGAAGTTGATACCGGTTTGCCATCCGTAACCAATACAGAAGTAACCACTACACCCTGATAGCCTTCCTTGTTCTTAACGGCATAACCAAAGTTCATTACCTTGGATTTGTCGTTAATGGCAATAACGTCGATTTGCTTGCTGTTAGGGCGTTGTTCAGCCGGCCGATTCTTGAGTGCCTCTTGACGAGCTTTACGTTTAGCTTCTTTTTCGGGGTCTTTTTCCTTATCTCCTTTCTTCTTGGAGTCTGATTTCTTTGTTGCCATAATTTTTAATGTTTTATAAGTTAATGGTTATTATAAGTAAACTTCTACGTTTATTAATAGTTGATAGTAAAGGTAGGGAAATTTCCCTACCTTCTTTTAAATCTTGAATACAGTTACCAGATTACTTTTTCCCTTTCTTGCCCTTACCTTTGGCTTCTTTCTTTGCCGGCAATTTGAGACCGAGTTCTTTGGCAATTGCTTTACGGAGTTTTTCGATGTCGTCTTCATCATAATCGTCTGGGTCAGTTTCAAGGTCTTTGTCGTCGCAAACATCCTCAAGTTCTTCGAAGTCCATTTCGGCAAGTTCTTCACCGGTCAGTTCTTCCTCTTCTTCTTCCTCTTCGGAATCATCATCATCATCATCTTCCTCATCGTCATCATCCGATTCCTCTTCTTCTTCCTCTTCTTCTTCTTCTTCCTCGTCATCATCCGATTCCTCTTCTTCTTCCTCTTCTTCTTCTTCTTCCTCGTCATCGGATTCAGAACCAAAAAGGTCTTCGGCTTCTTCGGCAGAAAGCATGATAGGAGCAGGGATAATCTTTACTGAGCCGTCTTCGTACTTAATGATGATTGCACCATTGATTTCTGTTCTGGAAACTTCTTTCAGTTCCACTTCTTTTTTCTTCTTAGCCATTTTCGTAATGTTTAAGTTGGTTAATAATTTATTTATATCACTCTGTTATAAGTTTCTTTACCAGTATGGATTTCTGAGTATACCCAGATTTTAATAATTCCTCCTGAGCAATATTGAATTGTTTTATCTTATCTAGAGTTGTCTTTAATTCTAATTGAGATTCAATTGTTATTGCCTGAGAGGCAAGTTCCTTGTCACCTTGATAAGTGACTATCTTAAACTTCTTACCTGCAAATGGGTTTGCTGGTTGATGTGCTGTGATTTTAAAACCTTCGTTATTATTCATTGCTATATTTAATTTTAGTTATCCCAGGAATACCCACCTTCCCAAATACTTCGGTATAGGATTTGTATTTCCCTTTTATCATTGTTTTATAGTTATCGGATAATCGAATTGGGTAGACCCATATTTTATTTTCTATCATCCTATTTGTCATTATATAAGCATAAGACCTTCTAAGTTTAATACTCTCTAATGGAACAAACCCTTGAAATAATAAAGACTTCTTAATAAACCTTTCTTTAGGCAAATACCCTAAAAATTTAAGTGATGCCTCATCGAATATTTCGAGCATATCCCTTTGTGCTTTGATAAATAGTACCTTTTGTATTGGGATGTTCATCTTCTTTCTTAAATATAAAGCCAATGAACTTACCAATGGAGGATACTGCAAGAATAACAGATTGAATTTATTTTTCTCCTCTTGACTCAGCCTGTTGTAAATCCTGTAGGATAGCAAGATTGATTTGTAATCTCTTTTGCCTTGTATACTTGGGAGATATGCCTTGCCGTTGTCCATAGAGTTTGATTGAGTACCTTTCATTGAATTCCTTTTTTCCTTTAGACTTAAAGACTCGGTGCATTTGTACCATAAATCTTCTTCGTCGGTGTTTATCTATGTGATATTCATCGGGCATTATGAACTTCCTTGCTTTTACGAATTTACCCTTAAACCAGAATTTAGTACTACCCTTTTTAAGAAGTTTACCATTCATATCGGATAATTCTCTAATGCCTTGTTTTATAAGTTTCCTTCCAGATATTATATGGATATACTGAAGAACATCTACACCATAAAGATAAACTAAGGTAACCTTTACTTGATGTCTAGTAAAGTATGGTATACCGGTTAGATGTTTCCTATATAATTTCTTTTCAGTAACAATCTTATTGGTAGTATCTGGTCTCCAAGTCCATATATAATATCTATCTGGTCGTATGGGTCCATTGTTACTTTCCTTTAGCTTTACCATTTATATTCCTCTTTGCCATTCTATACCAAAGATTGATAGATTTCTCATTTGCTTCGGGGAATTTCTTTTTCATTCTCCGAATAACTCTATCAAGTTCAAAACCTTTTGCAGTTAATTCGAATACATAAGATTTCTTTGTACCCTTGATAAGATTAAATTCATCCCTCTCTCTTGGTGGTTTCTTTTCTCGAGGTTTCTTTATTCCGGGAACTCGTTTTGTTCTCCTTTGCCCATTTTCCCCCTCTTCTCCGAGAAACCCAAGCCTTAGTCGAGAATTCCTTAATGGGTCATCTTTTGAATACCCAATAGTTTCCAATTGCTTATCCATCCAATCGTCATATTTATCAATTAACGATTTATCGGGCTTCTCTTCTGATACATTGATATAATGTAATAAGTCAAATACCCCAGCAGAACAAGCATCAGGGAAAGGCATCCCTAATATTATTGCCTTTCTCTTTAAATCCTTATAAGTCATGTTTCTCCCAGAAGCACCAAGGAAATTTGATTTCTCCTTGGATGGAGCTTTCATGTCTTTTCTACTCTTTTTTGCCATATCATTAATATTTTAAAGTATTCATTTATTTTCTTTGCAAATATAAGAATAAATAATTTAATCTTATCTTATTTCTCTATTTATTTTTATAAAAATCCGAGGTTTTTGCTCGGTTCGCAGCAGTGGATTTAGGTTTTTTAGGCTTTCTCTTGATATGTGTGTTATAAGCCATATCCAATTTCTTAATATTGAATTCTATGTTGTTCACTTGATTATAGTTTACTGCTCTTTCCACACAGCAACGGTACTCTGGCCAGAATTTTTGTCCAAGCTTAACAGATTCGGTTTTAATCATGAACTTAGATACCATAAAACCAAAGGTATCAGCATCATCTTTAGTTTTAAATACATACATGTAGAATCTACTAAATTCATCTACTACTTCATCCAAAGGTCTTACTGGTAACAATAGATAACCATCGGTATATAGGTCCTCAGATATTAAAGCTACCCAATACTTTTTCTTTCCTGGTTTTACTTTATACCTAAACCTTTCCTTGAGTTTATTGTGCATCCAATCCGGTACTCTATTAAGAAGATACTTGATATATATCTTATCCTTCTTATTCGACCGCCTTTTAAATGCAGATGGCTGTTGTAGCATCCTTGGAAGTATTCTAAAGTTATTCCACCTATCAAATTCAAGAATTAATCTTAGAGTGTCTATGTCCCATTCATCATCAGACTCCTTTAACCTCTTCATGTTTCTCTCTATATTTTTAGAGTTTACCTTTGGGAGTAATTGAGCTGAGTCTCCTGTGAATAAGCTTGCTTCTTTTCTTTTTAATCGTTTCTCTAAACATCCCTCCATATAATCTTGGAAATTCCTCTCACAGGGGCAATCTGGTCGAAAAATAGAAGTGTGTTTCTCAAAAAAATCCGAGAATAGCCTAAAGAATTTCTCTGACCGTTCCCGGATTTCAAGATACTTGTAATGAGATAACTTTAAAATTTCACCAGCTTCCCATGAAGATTTACTTTCTGATAGTTGAAGGAATAATGATTGTTGTTCTTTATCAATTAAACAACTCCAGGCTTTTTGTTGAGCTTCGTTCATAATATTAAATTCTCCTATATCTCATTATACTATCAATTGCTTCATTGGTTATCTGATTAGGGTCATATTCCCCAGAATTAGCATAAAGCTTATCTGGGTCATGATTTAAATATACACTATAGATAACGTTGTCAAAAGGTAACCATACTTCCATTCTTCCCATTTCAGGGTATATAAGAACTTTTACTCTTTTACAAAGATGGTCAACCTCTAATACTGTAGCATCTACTCCCTCATAAGGATAACCCCGTAATACTAAGTAATCTCCAGGCTTTACATTGACTAAATCATCTACTGAAAACTTCTTATTCTCTCTAGCAATACGTTTAAATCGCCTTACTTCTTTTCTACTACAAGTAGCCACTAAAGAGAAATCATCAAAGTCTTCTGCATTGTCAATCCTTACCTTTTTCTTTCTTGGGTGCATTGTCTCGGTATTACGTAACCAAGTTCTGATACCAGATATATTCCTACGTAACTTATTAAGAAAGGGCCTTGAGAATGCTAATTTAGTGGGCATTCTCATAAAACCATAATCGAATAATACTGGTACTTCTTCGAATACCATCTTACCCTTTGTGGTTTTTCTTAATACGTTTACCATAGGAATAATTGCCTTGATTTGGTCATACCCCTTTTCTTTGAGTTCTTTATTGATTTTATCACAGTACTTCCTTTCAAGGTAAAATATACAATATGAGTATGGGGTATGCTTCTTCATAGGTTACCGGTTTTTAAGAATTAACTTAGCTTGTTTATGTACTAACTTATAGTTTACATTCTTCAATATATCACTAGCCATGAATACATAAAGAATCTCATCTATCTTTGGTACATCAATTACCATAATATTGGCTTTATCGAATAGGGGTTTATAGAATACGGAAGATAAATCCTTTCCAACTACAAAGAAAAATTCTTCTGATGGCATTGAATTATATCTCATACAGAGTATGGGAACTTTATTTGCTCTTTTTGCATCCTTAGAAGCTTGTTCCCAGAATTTCAATATATCGCATCCCTTATTACCTAAGAGTAGATGTTCAAACTTAATCTCTTTATAATTCTTGCATTCGATAGATATCTTACATCTATGAGCATGCCTTTCATCAGTACAGGTTAAATCGGAAGTGGAGTCCTTGTTTGAATGCCAAGCTCCACTCCCTGCTCTATTCCTTTCAAATTTGTACCCGGTCCATTTCGTAAAAAACCCGGCAATTTTTCTTTCGAATCGATTTCCTTTATTCTTAGAGTTCATAATATAATGGTGTATTGTATTTTATATACCATTATAGTAATTGGTACCTACTCAGGCCTTGGGTCTTTTCCACTTGCAGAATTTTGGTATTACCAAGAGGAAGTGAATCTAAGTGGGTTATCAAGAATAGAGTTTTCTCTTTGAATATGTGACGTATTAGTGAGGTAACTACTTCTACGTTATCTGAACTTAAAGATTCAAATACCTCATCGAGAAATGCTAAGTTAATACCCTTAGAAGCCGTAAGAGCTTCATTCATTGCAAATGCCATTGCAACATTACATAATTGTTTTTCTCCACCGCTAAGTTCATCATAATCAATTATTTGCCCATCCCTTTCAATAAGAGTAACAAATTCTTTTCTAGCAGTGCCCAAATCAATATTAAATTCAATCCTAAATCCCAATACCTCTGAATACTTATCAAGGCATTTATTTAAGAACTCAAGGGATGAATCAAATAGATAAGCCTTAATCCCATTATTACCCAATGGGTCATTAATTAACCAGTTATAATTCTCTAACTCTAACTCTTTATTGTGAAAGTCTTCATCAACCTTCCGTAAATTCTTCCTAATCTCCTTAAGTTTTTGTTTATACTTTGGAGACATGACCTTAAGCTTTTCTTGCTTGAGCTTAACCAGGTCTTCGTCAATAGAAGCAATATCAGAAGCAATATCATCACAGTCTGATTTTAATTTCTTATACCTATCATTTACACTACTAAGTTCTTCCAACCTTTCTAATGCCTCCTGATACTCCTTATCGTATTTATCAAGGTCAGAGAACGCTTTATATATTGATTTGGCATCACGTAATGCACGTTTGTAGTGACCTTCTTCTAACTGTATTACTAATTCTTTAATTACTTTCTTAAGAGGTACATTTGATAAATTCTTGGCATCTTTTATCTTACCCCTCAAATCAAGGATTAGTTCATTTTGTTTTTTAATCTTTATCTGAAGCGAAGCATCTACTTCATCCTTGATTTGTTTTTGTTTTTCAATTAGTAGCTTAGTTAGCTTTTCTCTATCTTGCTTTAACTCTCTTCTTTCTTCTTTGATTTTTTGCTTGAAGGATTTTTCTCTATCTCTCATATCGAAGTAAGCTTCCTTGTTAGCCTCTAATTCTTTCTTAAGCATTTGAGACTCATGCTCTACCTCGTTTATTTGAGATATCAAGTTATTTTTATCTTGTAATGCAATGCCTTTAGCAAGGTTTAAGAACTCTAAATCAAATACTTCTTCGAATATCTTTTTCTTATCCGAATTAGATTCTTGTATAAGTCTCTTTATACCCTGACCAAACATGATTGAGTTCATAAACAGAGTATATGATAAACCTATCTCTCTGTTTATAAAATCCTGTATCTTCCCCTTCCCTTTTATATCGACTATATCTCCATCTTTCATGAAGATAAGTCTGTCTTTGCCTTTAGCACCATCCTCAAGTACTTCATCATACTTTTGACATCTAACTATCTTATATGTATGAGAATCTTTCTGAAAATATACTTGTACCTTAGTACCCTTGTAATCTTTAGGCCTTACTTGCTTCCAAGTATTTACCTCAGAAACACCCTTTAGGTTTTTCCCATATATTGCCCATACCAAGGCAGAGAGAATAGTTGATTTCCCTTTCCCATTTGGGGCCTTGATAAGTATGGTACAAGTGGGGTTTAATTGTAGATGTAAGGATTCTATTGAACAAAATCCTTCTGCCTCTAAGTTTAAGAACGTTAACATGACTCAGCCTTTTTAAGTGTTTCAATTAATAGATTAGTTTTAACCTCATCTTTAATACCTTTCTCTCTTAGGTATCTCTTTGCTAGAGACTTCTTAGAAAGTTGCTTAGTAATCTTATGTTTGTTATTAACTGGAGTACTAGCTTTTTGAGGGATTACCGTATAATAATTGCCATCATCATTAATATCCTCTTCCCTTTCTACATCGATGAACTTTGGGAAATTTTTCAAAGGTACAAACTTCAGAGACAAATCTTCATAGATTTTCCAATACCCTAATTCACAATCTCTATCGGTTCTCCTTTGATGGTTAGGTGCCCCAATCATATAAACCTTCTTTGATAATCTTTGAGGTTTGTGTATATGACCACATAATACTAAATCGAATTTATTGAGAACATTTACATTTAAGTTTTCTACGGAATCTATCTCTCTACCATCGGTATCCTTTGCACCGGGATAATCAGTGTGTAGTAAAAGAATATTCTTTTTACTTTTATCTAATTCTAACTTCTTTAAGTATTCACTTAGACCCACGTTATTATCAATATAAGGAACCCCATATACCATAATATCTTTATGTGTAGAAGATAGTTGGGTTTTTTCATAATCTAATATCATGATACCATACTTCTCTACTTGATAAAGCCAGCTAAAGGGTTTAGTACCAACCTTACTTATTTTCTTAATATCATGATTTCCAGATATGGCATATATCCAAAATCCTTCGATTAGTTCATTATAACATATCTCTGCTAATTCTTGGTCCATTGTTTCGGCCTTATGAAATAAGTCTCCACAAAATAATGCAGGACAGTTAAACCTTCTACATAATTTCCGTATAATCGACAAAACCCTGAAACTATTCAGGGTCCTGTGATTATTCTCATTGAACTTAGCCCAGAGATTAATATGCAAATCTGAAAAGGCTATTGCTATTACTTCTTTCCCCATATCCTATCTAAATGGTAATTGATTTGTTCCGTTCTCATACCTAAATCGAGCTCAGATATACAAATAGTGGGTATTTCCCAATCTGCAAGAAGTTCTCCCATCAACGATGATATCTGAATCTGAAAGAATCTATTCGTAATTCTCTTCTTATTATCTTCCATTGCCCAATCAGAATAATTACAAAGGTTTAGAGGAAGGAAGATTGCTAAATCACATTGGTCTTCCATTGATGCTTTACAACAACCTATAAAGTGTTCTAATTCGCATTCCGGAATAGTTCTAGATTGTTTATACCAAAAATATGCAGCCAGGTCAGCATAACTCCTATCTGTAACAAATTCCTCTTTACCTCTAAAGAGTCTGTTTCTTAAACTAAGGAGTTGATAATCTGCCGTTTGCATTGCCTGAGAACCGAGTGATAATACCTCATTATGAGATAAATCTTTCATAGCCGGTAATAAATCCGACATACTACCTGATACAAAAGGTATGTTTTGTGATTTAGCCACGTATTGTGCTAAAGTGGTTTTACCTATCCCAGAGGGACCTACAAACATTATTCTTTTAGTCATGGTGTAATGCTTTAAATGGTTTTATAAATTCATTTGTCAAGAAAGATGCTAAAGAGTATTCGATACATACTTTCTTGAATTTCTCATATTTAAACTCCTTTTTTGTTTTTAAGGGCAATTCCTTCAAAGGGTTATGTCTTACAAACCAGAAAAGGTCAATCAATTGCTCATTCCTTTTCCATATTTGAAGATATTCTTTGTTCTTACTCTGAGCAATGAATTTCTCAATCCTACCTTCATCGAGTATTTTCCTTGCCTTTACTGGTCCTATACCCGGGAACCCTGGTATATCATCGGAAGTATCTCCAACCATTGCAAGGTACTCTACCGTTTCATGAGAATGATAACCGAATAATTCTTTGCAGTTATCCATTCTTATCATCTCATCTTTTCTGGGATTATATATCCTCAGGTTATTTGATAGCAACTGGTTAAAGTCTTTATCCGATGATATAAGTATCATTTTCTCGGATTGGAATTTTTTAATTGCAAGGTATGCTAAGAAGTCATCTCCTTCATATACTGTGGATTTCTTTTTATCAAAGATATAATTAATTCTTATCATACCCAGCATTTTCATTATAATTGCCTTTTGCTTTTGCAATGATTCATAATCTACTGATATGTTTTTCCTATGGCCCTTGTAATTTGGTAATAACTCCATCCTTACTGGTGAATGACCATTATCAAATGAAACATAAACCTCATCCGGTTCGAACCTTGTAAGATACATATGTAGAGATTTGAAAAATCCGAATATTGCCCCACTCGGTTTGCCATCGGTAGATTTAAGTTTTTCGAACTTATGAAAAGACTGATGGAGAATATTCTCTCCATCAATCAGTAATATTGTTTTCTTGCTCATCGTCCAAAATCTAATTCATAAAGTGAAACTTCTTGAATCTTTTCCTCTCCAAGATATACATCTAAATAATTCTCGGGTGGGCTATAAGCATCTAGATACCTAACCCTAGATTCCATTCTCAAATTTTTCTTAAGGTACTCTTTAATTACTTTCTCTATACCTTCTACCTCTTTCTTATTCATCGTCTTCCTCCTCCTCTTCTGAATCTGAATAGTTTTCATATTCTACACCATCGACTGGGAATATATTTGTTTCTATCTTCTCCAGTTGCTTTTTAGTAGTACCTATGGTATTTACTCCGGCTTTCCGTAAAAGTTTTCTACGAAGTTCATCGTCTTCTTCCAAAAGCTTTTGGAATTTCTCTTCCCCTCTTGCAAGAGTTTTCCCTTTCAATTTATACCCACCAGTAGTTTTTTCGATTACATCGGTATCTACTAATACATCCTCTAAAGCATAGCATCTATCAAATCCAACCTCATGGAATTTAGGGTTGAAATATACTGGGCATTTACTAATTGTAGGTCTAGGAGGAGCAACCTTATTTTTAATAAGTCTAATTGTGACAAGTTTTCCAGCTTTCCTTTCTTTCCCATTTTGTTTGATGGTAACAGACCTTCCCGAATAGAAAGCAGCTCTGATTGAAGCATAGAATTTGAGTGCAGCACCTCCTGTAGTTGTTGTGTTATCTTTTCCAAATCCGACATTTAAAGCAGTTCTTAATTGGTTAATATAAATCTGAGATACTCCCAGCTTGTAGAATAACTCACTTCTGATACGGAAGTATTTGTAAAGAGCCTTTGCTCTACCTCCCATTTCTGCTTTACCATCAACCATCTTAGCATCTATATTATCTGTACAGTCTGTAGCTGCAATAGAATCAATTACTAAGAGTATCGGTTCATTGTGAGTTAATTGAGAACGTAAATATATTGCTAAGTCTGCCACTACGTCTGCAATATATTCAATACGGGTATCATTAACAATGGTTACTCTTGCGGGGTCTACCCCATTTATTTCAGCCCAAGAATTCATCCAGGATTGTTCAGCATCTACCCATATCACATGACCTCCAAGTTGTTGAGTAGCATAAGCAAAGTTATAAGCCACCAAAGATTTACCAGAGGATTCTTCTCCAGCAATCTCTACGATTTTACCATAAGGAATACCCTTACCAAATAAGTAGTTCAGAGCAAAGAAAGTAGATGGTATATATAAATCAGTATCAGTAACTTCTGAAGCTAATTTAATCATACTTCCATATTTCTTTGCCATCTCATTTGCTGTTGGTACTTTTAAACCAACCTTAGATTTCTTTGCCATAATGTAATGTCTTTAAACTAAAGAAGGTGATAACAGAACGAATCTAATTACCACCTTCGAATGAAACCATATTACTAACCCTTAAATATCCGATTTGTATTTTCTTTTCTTTTTCTTGGGTTCATCATCTTCCATGTAATGGTCTTTGTGAACTCCCTTTTTCTTTTTCTTCTTGGATTTATCATCATCATCGTCATCCCCATGGTCTTCGTTTAGATACTGTGAAAGTAAATCTTCCAACTCATCATAGGATTTGATTTGAGAACGAACTATCCCCTCAAGGTCAATTGTACCTTGATATTTCTTGTCCAACTTAGTTGGTTTGCAAGCACGAGCAGAATAAGTGGTATCTAGTTTACCAGACCCGGAACGAATTATCTTGATATCGTATCCAGTTTTTGGATCTGTCATATCACCTGCCTCATCTTCATCAAGGTAAAGGTCAATGATATCCTGGTATACTGAGCGAGGAACTAAAACTCCCTTATCTTTGCCTTCGTAATCTACCTTACTACCCTTTTCATCTGAGTAAATGATACCACCGATAACATATCTTCTTCTTGGTACCAGGTTCTTGGCAAGTTCCTTGTCATCTTCATCCTTGGAGTTTTTCAATTCTTGGTATTTCTCCATGAATGGGCAAGGTTCATCAAAAGTAGCCGGAGATATAACTCCTCCCAAATTGCCACCCAGGTAGAATTGAATAATTTCGATACCCAATTCTTGGTCATCACCCGGAGATTTAATTCTCATCCTCAGAGTTCCCTCTTTTGGATATACTAACCCACTACCATTTCCCTTGGATTCTAGCTGTTTCTTTCTAGCTAGCATCTTTTCTTTTGTAGAAAGTCCCTCTGATGAAACTTTCTTTTTCTTCTTGTCTTTTATCATAATGATTAGTTTTAATTATTCGGTTCTGAGTAAACTACTTCGTTCATACTCAATACGGTAAGAACGTTTTTCTCTAAAAGTTGTTTGAGAGCAGGAGATAGTTTGTCCGTTTCGAATTCAAGTTCTTTACCTGCATACAAACCATAGGTAACTATTCTACCTACAGCAACCAATTCTCGGTAGGTTTTGTATTCTTCGGTAATTTCCCCACTCTTTACTACAACCCCTTTACGAGGAACTCCCTCTTTTACTTGTTCAGGGATCATCAAACCAGATTTAGTTTGGTTTACCTCCTTGGGAGATAAAATAAGTACCCGGTTTTCTGTTGGGCATCCGGGTAATTCTTGATTAAATTTCTCAGCTACAAGAGATGAGATAAATGTCATTGAATAATTCATATTCTAATACTGTTTTTAAAAGTTAGTAATTGTTTATAGTTCAATAGGTTAACCCTTTCTTAGGTTCGCATTAATAGTTCTTAATATATTTTCGCGTGACTCATAACATTTACAGATAGTTATGAACTTATTTGCTTTTTCTACAGCTTTTAAATACCTTTCATTGATAGAAGAGTATTTCTTGTTAAGGTTTGCCTTATGAGATACATATTCGTTATTCCATCTTTCATTAGCATCCTTATAATATAACCAGGCATTCGAATAAGCTTCTTCTTTTTCCCTTGCTAGAGCATCCCTTTCTTTTATATATTTATCTCTCAAAGAAGCAAGTACATAATAACTAGAAGGAGATTCTCGTAGCTGAGAATTAATGATATTCTCATTGATAGATAATTCCTTTTGTATATCAATCTCAATAAGTTTACCTTCAAATTTAACCTTTAGTTTTTTCAGTTCCGTCTTCATAAACTTCTAATAGGTTTTTAAAGTCTTCTTTACTAAATTCTCCTTTGCTTATTGCTTTAGTTACTTGAGCAAAAGCCATTTGATAAGAGAGTTTCATACCGGGCAAATTAAGAAGAGATTTATAGATGCTTATCTTATCTACCAAAGCCATTAATCTTAAGTCGCATAAGTTATCAGTACCACCTCTATCTAGTAATGCTAAAAATGCAGCCCAATAAATATGGGTGGCATCTTCATAAGCAAGTTTACCATCCTCATCTGTAGCCATTACTTTAAAAGCTAATCCCTCTAAAGTAGTAAGATTAGTTTGTACTTGAGATAACTGAGTCTTTAATCGGTTAAGTAACATTTTTTCTTGTCCACTCAACCTTAGATTAACTACATCTAAGTACTTAAGTAAGTTTTCGATAGAATAACCTAAACACCCTGCAACCATATAAGTAAGGGCAGTTAATTTGCTTGCATTATCAATCTCTTTCTGTGTTGCCATAATTCCATAAATTTATATTATTTATATAGACATAGTATCTTCTCTTTTCGATTCTGTTATAATGGTTGATACAGATTCTGAATGCTTCAGATTAGTTTTACAATTAGGGCATTGTACTATCCTAAAATAATCTCCAGATTTATTATAAACCCCAAAAGTTTCACTGGTATCATATTCAAATTCACAATCACATACTGGGCATTTAGCTCTCCATATTGTGGGACCGTTTAAAATCTTTTTCATATTGCTTCATTTGTTTATTAAAACGTTTCTTATACTCTGAAATTGGTATATGCTTATACTTCTTATACTCTTCCATATATTCCTCTACTGAGAAATCTGATTCTAGCATTTTCCTATAATCATAACCTGGAATAAAAGGTAATTCTTCTGCCATTGACCTACCAATAACAAACTCCATGTCCATTGTGACATCGTCTATCTGAAAACCGAAATATGGCTTAGTTAAAGGGTTCCTATAAATTTGCCACATCTCGTATATACTCCAGATATTTATATTCTCTGGTTTAGTAATCTGATAATTAGCATCATGTACCAAACATACAGATTTAGTAGATGGTAATTTACCCTGTCTCATTAAATAATATATGAGAATACTTCCGAACAGACACATATCGGATGCAGCAGATTGACAAGGAAAATTCAAGGCTAATCGTAAAGCATAAGCTTCTTCACCCTTATCAGAAGAATATATTTGGGGTAATCTTCTTTTTCTACCAAATAGAGAAACTAAGTATCCATTCTTTCTTAGAAATTTCTCTTGTTTCTTTAAGAAAGTCTTTAGCTTAGGATGCTGACCGAAGAATACATCCATTTCTTTTTGAGCTTCTTCAGGTGTAACTATAATACCAGATTTTGGGTCTGATAATTTTACTGCTAGAAGTTTAGCACCAATCCCATAAATAAGTCCAAAAGCAATTTGTTTAGCTTGCTTTCTCCTTACCTTCCATATCTTATGGTCTGGATGATTTTCATCCTCATATATTTTTAAAGCTTCTTCATAAGGTATATGATATTTTGTTGCAGCAATTGCCAAGTGAGGGTCCTGACCAGAGTTAAAAGCATTAAGATAAGTTTCATCTCCAGAAAGATGAGCCATGATTCTTAATTCTGCTTGTGAGAAATCACTAGCAATATAAAGAGTTCCTTTAGGAGCTTTTAATTGTAATTTAATATTTGGGTCTACCGATGTCTTTGGGATTTGTTGAGCATTAGGTTCTGCTGAAGATAATCTCCCTGAGGTAGTCCCATGAATAAGAAATCTCCCGTGTAACCTATCATCATCTTGTACTTTTTCATTCCAACCCTCAATGTAAGTTTTATACATCTTCTCTAACCCTCGTAATTCAAGAAGTCTATCAAGGAAGATGGCCTTTGGTGAATCTGGGTTTTTAACTGTTAACCTTAAATTAGTTAAAGTCTCTTCATCGGTGCTTGGTTTACCAGATTCATTATTCTTAATCACATCAAAATGAAAACCCCTTTCTGAATACATCAATGCAGGTAAATCAACTGGACTACCCAAATTAATGGGTCTTATTAGTTCTTTTTCCTTTTTAGTTGTGAATATACCTGCCTTGATATTTGAGATTTTCTGTTCCCTTGATGTAATCTTCCGTTTACCTTTTGGGTCATTATAATCTAACTCTTCAAGTTCTGATTCGATAGATTGAATATACTTATCAATCTTTTCTTGGTTATACTTCTTTTCGAATTTCTTTACTCTTGGTAAATCATATATGGCTTGTCTAGCAGCATCTATTTTTGGTTTATAGGTTTCCAGTAGTTGATTATTGAACTCTCTATCTAGATATAAACCATTCTTCTCTACTGAAGTGAGTACCCTTGATGCAGACATTATTAGATTTCTAAAAGTACTGTATAAACCCAAATCAATTAACTTCTTCTCAAAGAATATCATTAACCTAAGAGTATAATCTGTATCTTGACACCCATAATGGCAAAGTGGGTCTAATTCTTTTTGATCCCAAGGTATCTTATCGAAAGCATCTTGCTTTTCATAATTAGCATACTCAGGCAAATACCTTCTTACCATTGATTTTAGATCATTTGGTTTTTCCTCATTTAGTAAGTATTTAGCAAGCATACCATCTAAACAAGTACCTCTATAGAATATTCTATACTTTTGGTTTATCTGGTCATCAAACTTCCAGTTCCATGCAACTTTTACAATGTCATAATTCTCAATTACCTCTTCCCCAAATTCCCTTAGCATCTTTTTCCAATTCCAACCTGGTGAAGTATAATCTTTCGTTTCGAAATGGTCTAAGGGGATGGAAGCACCAAACCCTGGCATCCAGGATACTGAGAGTATAGTTGGCTTAAAATTCCTATTGTATATTGGTTCTGCATTTGTTTCGTAGTCGCAGCAAGCATAACCTGTAGCTTTACAACAAGCAATAAGTTTTTTAAGCTCTTTCTTATTCTTTATAATATGATACCGTGTTTCCATATTTTAAAATAGAAAAAGGGACATACCCACCTATAGTAGATACATCCCTCATTATTAATATTTCTCTTGTAAGTCTTCCAGATTAGATGCTAATGCTAACCAATCTTTCTTATAAGCATGAAGAGAATCAATGGTATGATACAAGTAGCCAGGTTTAACTCCAACCTCTTTAGCTACATATTCCATAAGTTTCCATGCAAGGTATACATCATTACCAAAATGAGTAACAAAATCTGAACTCCTTTGATGATAGCAAATATGTAATACCTTCTCTCCTTTACCATTCTGACGGATAAGGAAGTCATAATACATAGAGCAGGGTATACGTCTACTACCATCATACCAATCGGTATCTAATCCGTCCATATCACCATTGAATATTGGTAATACTGCTTTACGAGTGTCATTATCGTCCTTCAATAATCTTATCAATGGTTTAATAACATGGATGATTCTCTCATTATAGGTATAATCAAATTTACCATTTACCAAGAACTGTTCCCATAAATCTTTTCTTAATTCCCAAGCTTTACCTGGATTAATTATATCAGAGGTATCAACCCTTTCTTGGAACTCAGCATCTGCCCATTCTCTTGAATGAGAGAATACGAATAACCATACCGGGTCTCCCAATGAAGTTAAACAATATTGTTGGCAAATGAGTTCTTTAGTAATAAAATCCTCATTACCTTCAATGACTTTATTTTGATAGGTCTTTGGTTTTACAGTTTGACCATAACTGTTGAGTTCTCTGCCCATTTCGGACATTAACTCAAAACTGTTCGAATAAATCCTCACAATGTATATTTTTTAATTGTTCTACTAATAGCACCCTGACTAACTCCAAAAATCTTTCCTAACTCTTTCTGAGTTTTCCCTTTCTTATACAATCTTAGTATATCTAATCTATCTCTATCGGATAATACAGAAGCGGGATGCTTTTCACCTCTCTTACCATAAAAATGATTATTTCTACCTTTAGACCTATTACCCCTACCATCCCTTAAACACTGAGTATTATTCTCTTTATAGGTACCCCAATAAAGATTCTTATAATAAGGGTTCATCCTATTATTATCCTTATGACATACACAGGGTTTATTCTCTGGGTTTGGGATATATGCTAATGCTACTAATCGATGAACCTTAAACATACGTTTCTTACCATTTAACCATAATCTTACATGAGGGTATCCATGATTTATGTTTACCTTTAATTTATACCAATTGCCTAAAGTCCCTTTATTAGAACCTCTTAACTTTCTAGTATAAACGTTCCCACGTTTAGATACATAATAATAAGGGTAACCCGGTATATTATCAGTTCTCATTCTTTTGTTTTAAAAGTTTCTTCTTATAGGCTTTACGTTGAGAGTAAGAGATTACATTCTCAGGATATTCTATATCCTCGTATTCAAGAAGTAATTCTTTTGCTTTCATTGATTTATATGTTTCCTCATATAAATCTGGTCGAAGCACTTTAAAACTTCTAAAGAATACCTTGAATGAAGAGAATTCCTTCTCGGTACCATTTTGGAATTTTTTCCATATCTCTTTTATCCTCTTATTCCATGAATTCTCTTCTGCTCCCTTAAGTACCTTCTTCAAGGGTTTATGGGTATGATACATTAGAAGTGTCTCTACATTTCCGTACATCTGAGTCGCGAATAGGTTGATTTGTACTGACTGATCCGGTCCATATACGTACTCTGACATTCGTTGAATTAATAGGAAATCGAATATTAACCTCTTGGTAATTTCTGAAGCCCGAACTACCATTGTAATAACTGGGATGTCCTCCCCGAATCGTTTTGAAAAAGTCGCAGCTATTAAACATTGTTTACCATTATCATGATGATTGTTAAACATATAGGTTATATTGTAATTCTGATTGTACTTATTTCTCAGTACTCTAAGTTTACTACGCAACAAGTCAAGCTTATTAAAATCTATGTAGTTATTCAATAAGCTAGTCCACTTAGTTTCTTTATAATTAAAACATCTACCATAATCAAATTCTGGGTCTACCCAGGCTTTTCGTATTTTTATAAATACGTTATACACTACTGCTACCCCACTATTAGCCATAGCACCTTTCCCAAATAGGATTGGGTCTAATCTTAAAAAACCCTCATTAAGTTTTTCCCATGCTTCCTGTGAAGTAGCAAATTCTAACGAATGGAGGGACTCCTCCGTATTAAGCTGAAGTCCCTCTAATTTCTTATTCCAACCTGACATATAACTGGCTGATTTTTAATTAGTTACTAATAATTTGTAGTTTGCCTCCATAAATTGAGACGTTGTTTTTTAAAGAATAAACTAAATAGTCCGCAAGGAGTAAACCCATTCATAGCTAAAAATCCCATATAGAGATAGAATGACTTTACCAAAGATTCCTGAAAATCTATTTCTTTGGTCATCACTTGAGTTTGTTTCCAGGGTCTACATTTAAGGAAGTTCCTTGCTTTATTAAGTTCATATATTACTTCCCATAAATATAGCTTCTCATTTTCATGAGATATCTCGCTCATTTCATGAAAACCTGGGGTATAAGAAACTATCTTATCATATTCTTCTCTATCTTCTCTTGCCCAATCAGTTGGACTTAGTATAGGGTATTTCCTTACACTTCGATGATCTGGGTACTTGATGAGTAGGTTTTTGACTCCAATTGCCATTACCTCAAATAAACTCTTTGCATCTTGGTATTTTAATATATCTTCTGGCAATATATTAGAATATAAAAGCAAAGTAAAGAAGAATCCCAAAGCATCTGCTTGTTCTTCATTTGCATTTGCTAGATGATTTAATACCTGAGTATATTCCTCTGAGGTTAAACAATCATTATTCCATCCATAATCACGATATATAGATACTACTTCATCGGTAGATTCGAATCCTTCAGTTAACTCTTCAATAACTCTACCAATAAAATCCTTTAGAATAACTTGGCTCTTTGGATTATTTATATCTAATGGGTAATCTGGTAGCTTTTCTATGGATTTATACCCAGAGAATTGCTCTATCCCAAGAACATACATTTCTTGTAATATCCGTGCCTCAGTTTCTTCTACCTGAGGCACTTGTTCATTTATATTCCTGATGTCCATGATTATTTACTTCCTGATGAACCAAAACCATTCCCTCCTCTACTTCCCCACATCTGGGATTCAGTATAAAATTCCTCTTGTTGAATCTCTTCTGGCTCAGTGATATATATTGGCACATGAATAAATTGTACCAGCTTCTGGCCAGCCTCAATAACCTGGGCTTCTTGAGAAGTGTTGTATACTCCAATGTGTATCTCTCCAACATAGGGAGAATCTACTATCTCGGCAGTAAAGATTAATCCTTTCTTAGTAGCTATACCAGATTTGTTTGCTGCCATTAGCATAGATGCAGGCGGTTCTAACAAACTTTTGATACCCGATGGGATAAGTATCCTATGCCCAGGTTGTAAAGCTATATGCCTTACGAAATGTTCACTAAAGGGTATATCCAAATCATACCCTCCTGAATCGAACCCATTCTTAGAATGGATATCCTCTGAAGTCAGGTTGGTTGGTACATAAAAATCTAACCCAGCATCATTGGGGTTTGCTCTGTTGGGAGATACTACCTCCCTTACTTTGATAAATCTGAATCTGTTCATAATATATTGCATTTATGTAAAAGTTGTCCAAAGGTTAATTTCTCGGGTCTAGAAACATGTACTCCCAATGAATTACACATTCTGATTACATCGGTAGAACCTTCCATACAAAGGTTAGCAAGTACATCTTCTTGCTTTACAAAATAGTTTGGGTTGTTAAGGTATACCTTGAACATAGCCCATATCATCTCTATTGGTTTCATTATTTAATACACTCTTTATAAAGTTCTCTAATACGTTTTCTAGGTACTTCAAATTTCTCAACGGTTTTGGTAATAACCTCTTTTCTGTCTTTCCCTTTCCGAATCAAGCCTCGGATGTATTTCTTGATACCAACCGTATCTTCTAATACATCCAAATCCTTGTATTGATTCTTCTGTTCTAGCTCTTTCCTTGTGATATTCAAGTTCTGAGACATCTTGAATGCACATAGCTCTGAGTCTCCGCATAGCTTACACTCTTTAGTTGATAGGTCATACCCAATACCAAAGCAAGGGTCTCCATTAGTTCCCAGAGTACTAACATCTATGGGAGTAAGGATATCTTGCTTCGATAAGTCAGGAAGTTGTTTCTTTTTCTTAGCCATTATATATCTTTTTTACGTTTATAAAATGTATATTTCACTGTTATCTTCTATGGGAACATAGGAATAACCGATGTTATTTATAAATAGTTCCCTGAGTTTATATAATTCTTGGTATGAATTTCTATCATAGCTCTCTTGACATACTTTGACTACCATACCATTACTCCAGTACAAACAAAAGAAATGAGTAAAACATTCGGGGGTATTTTGAGAAGTTTCCAAGTTTGATATCCATATCAAATCTCTACAGTTGAATACATGTTTAGGATTATGTACCTCTCCCACAACAAGAGACTTAAACGACTTAAACCATTCTTTAATCTTCTTCATCATAAGTGTAATTAATATGTTTACAATTGGGACAGACCCATTCTTTGAAATGCCATCCCTTAATTTCCAAATCCTTTTTATGAAAACGTTTCTTACATGAATGACATTGATAGCCATCCTTAGAAAGTATGAAGTCTAAAGCGAGTATTATTATCATAATAACAACCGCTGTAATTAAAATATATTTCTCCATCACTGAAAGCCTTTAATTTTCTTTTTAGTGTTATTAGGTTTCCTTAAAAGTACCCAGCAATAAATACCGGATGCAGAGATTTGGATTATCTTCCAACCATCTGATAATAGAGTAATTAGTTTAGTATCATCCTCATCTCTGATACATATTAGTTTATCATTATTCATAATGCCTATATGCTTATTAATTGTAATCTTCTTTTCCTCCTACGGAGAAAAAGTAAATACTCATAGTACTTCTAGTTAACTCTTAATAAGGCTATGGTTAGGATGTTTCTTCCATAGCTTATCTAACAATATTACTTTCAATTCTTGTCTCTGATAATATTGCTTCCTATGCTTACCATGCCTATCTAAATAAGGGCCAGGATAATGAAGGTCATCCAGGTATACTTTCTTTTTCGATTTATCGGTTCTTACCAAACGACCAAGGAACTGAATAGATTTTTCTTGTGAATCCATACTTGCGGTATTGAGTAAGTACTTAAGCTTAGGAAAGTTTTTACCTCGAGCAATGATTGTAGTTGATACCAGGATATCTATTTTACCTTCTCTAAAATCCTTCATTATTTGTTGTCTTAACTTAGAAGGAGTATTAACATGCACATAGGCAATATTATAGGCATCGCCCAGTTTCTTTTTAAAGAACTTATATAGATTTTCACAATGTGCAATATGCTTGCATACTACGAGAGCAGGGTATCTGCCTTGATTAAGGTTCCATAGTAATCTATTATAAGCCATTAACCAAGCTGTATAACAATTGGTGATTGAATCATCGTATATCTCCTTATAGGAAATACAATCAGATTCCCAATTACCATACCAGGGTTTACCAGGTACCATCTTTACAACGGTTTTTGTTGAGTAACCCTTTTTGATAGAATCCTTAAGTTTAAACTCGGCAATCACTTTACCAAAGAAACATTCAAGGTTCATATTCTTAACTTTATCCTTAGCAAGCTTGCTCATATAAATGGTACCAGATAATCCTATACGAATTCTGGTATTAAATAACCGAGTGATTACATTCTGATATTGCTTACTACCTCCTTGGTCAGCCTCATCTACAAGTACCATATCTATTTGAGATAATTCCTTTTGATAGAATCTCATATTCCTCGAAATAGACTGAACCATACCTATGGTGAAATTACTCCAGTTTAAAACCTTACCTTGAACAAAAGTGATATCCTCTCCGGGAAGATATTGCTTAAATTCTTCTCTAGCTTGATTTAACCAGTCGGAATCATTAGTTATTAACAAAGTCTTTAACTGTTTCTTATAGGATAAATATAAAGACGACATGATAAGTGTTTTACCTGCATTAACAGTGTAATCTAATACGCCAATATGAAAAGGTGTATTCCCTATCTTATTATTGATAACTGCCTTAACAGCTTTCTCTTGCTCTGGTCTTAATTTATATTTGCCTATATTCGTAACTACTTTACTGACTTTAGGTAAAGGTTGTCTCATATCTACAACTTTAGGTTTAATCCCCATCTCAATACACATATCGTATACTTTGGGAAGTAAACCTATTTTAAATTGCCCAGTCTTGGTGATGTAATGAATCTTACCGTCCCAATTCTGCATACCTCTTTGCCTTGTACGTAAGTAGAAAGCATTCGGATGTCGAATGGCAAACTCATTATAAAGTTTCTGTGCGAACTTAAGAGGTAAGTCAAGTTCGCACATATTCCCATTCTGAATAATTATCTTACTCATTTGATAATTACCGTTACACCCTTAGTGGCTTTATCCATGCCCATTGCTTCCTTAAGAAGTTTGATATGATGTTCCTCATCGGCAATCAATTTCTCAAGGAAATAATTTACATCATCGTAATCTGGACGTTCCTCGTATTGACCAATTGCTCTTTGGATTTTCTTGTAGTGACCAATAGTTTCTATCTCGGAATTCAAAGCAATCTTTAAAGCTTGTTCCCAAGTAGAACCAATCTCAATTGTAGGGTTAATATTCATGGTAGAGTAATCCTCGTATGGGTCTGCCCTTTGTAAGAAATCAGATATCTTGTCAAGATGCCTCATCTCTACCAAACCAATACCCAACATCAATTCTGATACCTCCTCGAATCTAGAAGACTGTTGGGTATACATAATAATTGCACTTAGTTCTGAAAATTTGGCATTCTTCCAAATCACATAGAACATATTAATTATCTCATCAGGCCAAGGGTCGATATCCTTAAAATCTGGATAAGTTACCGATTGGTCTGAATACTTGAGGACATCAATAAAAGCATTAGCTGCATCCTCCACTCTGTTTCCGAAAAATTGTAAACCTTTCATACATTTAGTTATTTATAGAATCCCAAAGACTTCCCTCTACTATTGGTTCATCTTCGAGTAGTTGTTTATTCTTATACTTATATAAATACTTATTGTATCTTTCGATTGATTTATCCGTATACATTTGTGCAATATCTGGTAACCCATTGCACCATGCAAGAGATTCAAACTGAGCATCTATGAATGTCTTATAATCCCAGCCCTCCTCTTTTAGGAATTCACCCACCTTTGCAAAGTGTACATACTTCTCAGGTTGATTTTCATAAGACTCATATATACCAGTTGCCTTAGCAATCTTACCTATGAAATAATCATGTATCTCTTTAGTAAGTTCTAAATCTGAATGTTGTAATTCTATCTCAGCATCTACCTGATTAGTAATGTTCTCCTGCATGGATAATAACCTTTGCATAACATTACGATAATCAGTCATTCTCTTTAACCCAGTCTCAATGTATTTAATAAAACCTTCCCGGGTATCAAATTTAAAATCTTCACAAAAGGTATTACATACTTCTGCAAGCTTTTTACAATTTGCCCATTCTCGGGAATTACTCTCATTTATTTTACGAACTCCCCTATGCTTTAACTTTATACGAGTTGCGTATAAAATATCAGCAACAAGGGCAGCATCTCCCTTGGATGCTAGTAAAATGTTAGAAACTTTCTTAGTATTCTTATTGTTAGAAACTAAGACTGCTCTATGATTTATTGCCTCCTTTCGAGCAATAACAAAAAAAGCCTCAACTGGGAAATTGTCTACCTCTAAGGTATTTAATATTTCCTCAAATTGAGACTTAGTTATATGGATAGATGGTTCACGCATAAATATATTATTTTATAATATAATAGGAACTCCCTATTTCAATGAGTTTCTGATTGATACAAATCTAGATATCACCTTAGGACCTAAATTAACCCTTAAACCAATGGCTTTGTAAGAAAGGCCTTTATCATATAATCGAATTACTCTTCTTTGTAATCGGGGTTTATGGGCTAATAAAGACCCTGGATGATTTAAACCTTTACCATAAGGTGGATAAGAATTCCTACCTTTAATTATAGAATCCCAAGTATTATCTTTATGAGTTCCCCATTTAAGGTTACTTACTTGATTATTCTTTGGGTTATCATCTAAGTGCATCACTACTGGTAGGTTATTGGGATTAGGTATATAGGCTTCTGCTACTAATCTATGTATCAACTTACATCTATGTACTTTATTACTATCTATAAGGATAGTTTGCTCATACCCCTGTCGATTAAAAGTAGTTTTCTTCAAATACCATTTACCTATCTTTTCTTTACTGCCCCTAACTAATGAGGTGTATATCTTACCGTCTTTAGTTATATAATAACCTGGGAACCCTGGTATATTCCCCTTCATAAGTCATAAGCTATTTTTTATTTTAATCAATTCTTGATAACTTTGATACCGAGTATTATATACTAACCTTAAGACTTCCCTTTTCCCAAGATCGTTGCAATCCTTTCCGTCTGGTAAAAACACCACCTTGACCTTTTTATAGGCAACAAGTTTGAGCGCCAAATTGATTGCATATTGCTTGGCGTCTGGGTCCAAGAGTATAATATATCTTTCGCATTGGGATTTAAGTAATTCATTGATTTGGTACTGACTAATAGCTTTGCCCATTGTGGCAATTCCTCTATCGCCCATTGTGAGAGCATTAAGTGCTCCCTCGCAAATGAATACCGACCGGTACATTTCCAATGCGTCATGATTAAAGATGATAAATTGTTTGCCAAGGCCTGTGATATCTTTATCGGGATTATTATACCTGGGACCTTTTCCGATAACGTTCCGAGCATTGTAATATTTAAGTTGTCCTTGATAATAGAACGGGATGATAAGGTACCCGTAAGTCGTGCCCATTGTTCCATATCCGATACCACATCTTGAAAACTTCTCGAGGTTAAAGCCGCGTTTCTTGATATATCCACGAATGCTTTTTGCAAGTTGGCTGTCTCCGAGCGAAATATTTCTAAATCCATCTGGGAGATATACGGGCTTACTTTCGGCAAGTTCGATTTTCTCTTCCTTAAACTGTAGTTCATCAAATTGTCCATTGTTCAAAAAATTAATTAGTTCATGGTACTCAGTAAATCCTTCTATGTCCATTATTAGTTGAGCAGGAGAAGGATGGGCATTACATCTAAAACAATTGGTTCTATACATAGAAAGGTTAACTCCCAACTTCTGTTCTCTCCCGCAATATGGGCAAGTGGGAATGCGTAACCATCCGTGCTTATAATCGAATGCTCCCAATCGTTTAATAAAGTATGTCCTTAGTCTAGATTTAAACTGATTGGTTATTTTCATACTCTCTTATAGCTTTCCTAATTACTTTTCGAAGTTTCTTTAAATCCTCTAAATCTAAATCATTGATACAAGTTGTTTGCCAACCATTATGAGATATTTCTAAAGCTACCCCATCAGACCATCTATCTTTTACTACCTCTACTTTCTTTGTTTTCATAACTGTTATTTAATATATTACGAATTACCCTATCACCAACTCCAAATCTCTTTCCTAGAACCCTTAATAAAGTTTTGTTTACTTTCCATTTAGTAAACCCTAATTGGATTAGTTCAGATAGTAATGTATTATAATAAGCTTTTACTTTAGGTATATCATTTAAGTTTAATTTACGATGTATATTATCCTTACCCATTACTGAAATCAGATTATTACCATCCCTGATAGATTGGTATACATTTTCTTTCTGGGTACCCCATTTTAGATTCTTATAATAATTATTATAAATATCGTTATCTAAGTGCATTACTACAGGTAAATTATTGGGGTTAGGTACATAAACAGTAGCTACTAATCTGTGAACAAAAATCTTTGTAGACTTACCATCCCTATAAAGGGATACACTATAGTATTTGGGACGTTTCTTTGGTATTAGTGGGGTAAACTCATTACTTAATTTACCCCTACTTCCTCGGACATATCTTGAATATACGCTCCCAGTTTTAGAAACGTAGTATCCCATAAATCCTGGTATATTATCTTTCATTATATATCTCCTTGCTTTTTGTTATATTTCTCTATATTAGCATCTGGGTTACTAGAACTTTTTAGAGAATTATCTAGTTGTTCTCCATATACCCTGTCATATTCTTTTCGTTGTTCTCTAGTAAATTCGGTACACCGTTGAGTTTCTGTAGAGCATTTAAAAAGAGCTCTACCTGATGGTAGACCATCCCTTTGAACCACTATCTCGGCCCTTAATATATCATCCCTTTCTTCTTGTTCTGTAGCATTTAACCCCATAATTACTTGAGCATTTCTTACTATGGCTATAGAACCAGATATATCATTTTCATCATATCTGGTTTTTCTATGTTTTTTACCCTCTCTAGTAATATGATGTGCAGTCCAGATTATATCAAGTTTCATTTCTTCGGCTAAGTTACTCAAGTCTATATATACATTAGATATCCTTTCGAAATCTTCTCTATCACCCGCTATTGATGCAAGCTTACCAGCGTAGTCAACCATAAGAACTTTAATATCAATTCCTTGATTACGAAGCTGAATTATCTTTTCCCTTATATAAGTGGTATTAGTAATCATTGCTGGTACACGCTCAACCACTAATTCAACTCCAAACCTTGCAAGTTTCCTTAAATGCTTTGCCTCAAGTTTATCATATTCACCCGAGTATAATTCCTTCTTAGTTTTATTAATACTTGATTGAATGAAACGGTCCATAATTTGTTCTTGACCATTTTCTGTATCAATATATAATACAGACTTCTTCATTCTAAGATAACCTCTTGCAAGATTTACCATGAAGAATGTTTTCTTTGCTTTAGGTTTATCCAATATCACATTAACCGAATGTTCTGGATAACCTCCTGCATTGGTTAAATCATTCAATTGCCTAAATGGGCATGGTAATACTGAAGGTTCTGATTGCCTTCTAAACTGTCTCTCGGTAATATCTCGAATCATATATAGGGGTTCATCCTCTTTCTTAGGTTTACTTTTCTGAAGTACTTTTTCAATCTTCCTTGAATACTCTTCATATTGTTCGAAGTTATCTAAATCAAAAGAGTCATTCAGGTTCTTCATTTCAACATAGGTAGAGAACTGGTAAATCTTTTCCTTGATATAATCTGCATCCGATAAGGGAATGTGATATAAATTGCTTATTAACTTATTGATATTAGGGATGTCATCCTTAGTTACCAAATCAATGTATGCCTTTGATTCTAGCAATTCTTTTAATACTTCTTTTAATACATTCTCTGAAGGCATCTTACCTTGCTTCTTAAAGTATTTTGATATACCCTCAAATATAAGGGCATGCTCAATAAGAACCAGGTAATTAGCTTTAATCCTTTTTAGGACTAGACCTCCTTCCTTATCTCTTAAAACAAACCGGAGTATCTCAAGTTGGAAATCCGGTGTGAAACTAAATTTGATGTTGTCTTTAAATTTCTTCATATCTATATTGCAATATTATATAAACTAATAGATTTTGATAGTACCGAGATAGTTCTGAGTATGTTGACAACTAACTAGAAACTACTAATCCACTACCTTAAGCTCCCGAATATTTAATATTATTATTTTATATAAGAAAAAATACTTATATTTGCATAACGAATATTTAAAAACATGGGAAAAAGTAAAGGAAATAATGGCTCAGAGCTTCATCGATTAAAACCTATGCAAGAATATGATGAAGCTACTTTCAATAGACTTTATAAAGTCTGTAAGCCAGTGATTAGGAATCTTACCAGACAGATTGATTATAAAAGGTTTAATCTTACACCAGATATAATTCAGTCTTATTTCTGGGACAAGATGTTATTTGTTTTTAATAAATACTATGGTGAATGTACTGAAGAACATCTCAAAGCAAGAATCCTTGCTTCCTTGAGTACATTTAAAAATAAATTGCTTCGTTCTGCATACGGAGAACAAGCAGAGTATAATCAAAGCCTCTTTAAACTGGATGATTTATTCGATAATGACAAAGAACTAGAAGATGATAGTGAAGAAGAGAAAGCTAAATCCGAAATGATAGATATGATGTATACTTATATGAAAGATAAACTTTCTCCGGATGCTTATCTTTTATTCGAAGTATTAATTACTCCTCCCCCCTTCATTAAAGAGAGACTCGGAAATAGTACAAGGATTACTAATATAATGCTCATAGAATTCTTCGAAATGCCTAAGACTAATGAATCTATGAGATATATTTCTGAACTTAGACAGGATATACAGTATTGGGAAGATAGAGCTAAAGAAGAACTTAGATATTAACACAAAAGAAAAGGGACGTTTCCCAACGCCCCTTTCCGAGTGTTTACTCTAAACAAACTATGCAAAACAAAAACAAAACAAGAGTTTACTTAGACAATACAAATAATACACATGAGTTATATTAACAACTAATTACGACCTATGATATTTTTTGAATATATCTTAAAGTAATAGTCGGTGGTAACTTTTCGATAGTCAAGGTATCTACCGAAGTCTCTTGTAGGAAAGATTCTCCTATTAAATTCCAACTTACTACAATAGCACCATCTTGAATACCCTTGGTGGGAGTCCCTCTACCGAAGTCTCCATTTAAACCCGTTTCTCTATTAAAGAAAGATTGGGGTCTAACATTCTCCCAGTTATTGGCATTATCCTGTTTACCTTTAGATACACCGAGAGCATGCCTATGTCTTGGTAAATCATCGCCTTTCAATTTAATAACAAAGTTACCTTTAGTGGGAGTATAGAAATCCCCAATATTCTGTAGCATCATCTCGTCTCCAATTTGAATACCTCCGGCCTGATATCCTATTACTATCCTACCTGAAGCCTTTGTATATTCAGCCCATCCTTCAGGGATTACATCGGTTTCCCATAAAATTATTGAACCTATGGGTAAACTAGCAGTATTCAAAGAATCAGAGAATTCCTTTCTGAGAGCTTCTAGTTGCCCATCAATGTATTGCTTAATATTCAATAGATTCCCATTTTCATCCTCTACCGGAAACCCAGTATTCATTTTCTCTACTTTAGTTATGGATTCTTTCATCATACTGTGAGTAGCAGTAGTATATGGGATCTCCTGGAATTTGCCCTGATAGGGTACAATAGCAAAGTTCTCATTTCTTTTAGTCATAGCATCTGTACCCTTACCATATATCCCAATAAGAACAACAGAATTCTTATTGTTAGAATAATAAGGGCAAGCAGTCTCTACCATCTCTAGAAGATTACTAAGAGTCATACTATAATCCGAATAAATATCATTATTAAGTACATTGGGATTACGATTCTCTTCAGAAATTGGGTAGTATATATCTAGAGATTTTTTATATAACTTATAGAAACTTTCTGAAGATTCATTCCAATAAGCTACAAAATCTACTGGATTATCTACGGGTTCGGAGATAGTAGTGTGTACTGCAAACAGTAATACTTCATCGGTGGACCCTTGGGTTCCCTGAATATTCTCGATGGTCAATGTTTGTTCATCAGAGATAAATATATAGCCATCTCTTGAAATACACCCAAAATTTATATCGGGTAATTCTCCATCTTCAGAATCTTTAGACATATACCTTGCTGTAATCCTATCCTTAATTACATTAGCAAATTTACTACCAGAAACTCCCTGAGGAGAAACAACCAATTTATTACCATTTATGGTGGCTGAGCCAAATCCACAGAATGGCCCCAAACCAGAAGAGGCAGCAATTGCTTCGGCTGCTTCCTTAGATTTGATTATACCTTCATACTTAAAGTACGTTTTCATTGTTCTTTGTATTTTTAAAGTTATTCTTTTGTTCTGCCATATCCCTGAAAGCTTCTCCGAGTTCATTAAATTTGAGAGTTAACAGCTTAAAGATTATCTTCCAGATACTATATTGTTTTTTAATGCCATGTATTTCACATATATGCCCATAGATACTATCTATTTCGAAGCAATAGCATAATATCATTATAGTAATGGATACTTCTATGGGATCTACTCCATAGGGTTCTCCAATAGCTTTCCCAATTATAGCCCCAAGTAAGATATAACAAATATAATCAACCAGCTTATTTAGGGTTCTCCTACCGGCCCTTGACTTTCGAATGACTATATCTTGTACTCTACTTGCAGATATACCAAACCATAAATCTGAAAGTATCAATATTATGGCAAGTAATATCATCCACCTAAGGTCATAAATAATTTGGGTACATTCTCCAAATAAACCAATCATTGAAGTCTTGAACAGAGATTGAGTAGTAGTCTCTGTTACATTGTCTATTGCACTCTTTATCATACTTCTTCAATTTTCCACATTTGATTACTATAAGTGGTAATGGTAAATGTCTTCTCAGAAGTGTCATTTGATTCCCATTCCAACTTTTGAGGATTAACGCTTAATAAGTCAGCATCTACTACCGTAAACTTAGCCCGTACCGAAGTATCGGCAACTGATTCAAAAAGGTATTCTCCAGCGGTAGCCGTAGTAAATTCATATCCGGCTCCACCAGCATCAAAAGTAGTTACTTTGCCAACTTGTCTAACTCTACTATCGAATTCAGCTTTATTAGAACTACACCTAATTAAACAATATACTTGTTTAATGGTACCCTTTAATTCGGCATAACTTGGGTCAACGGTTAATTCTATAATAGTAGGGTAATCTTCCAATATTACTTGACACCTTAATGAAGAACCATCATCTGCCACAAAAGTATAAGTACCTGCTTTAGTTAATACAATCTCGGATTCAAGATTATAGGTTTCCCCAGTTTCATCACAAGTTGCAGTACCACTTACATTGACCCCGTTTTTCATTTCTTCAAGGCTAAATTTACAAGCTGATACTTCATCCAATAACTGATATACTGCATAAGTATCATCAATTTGGCTTTCGGGTAATGACCAGTTAGGTTCTTTCCACTTTGAATCTGAAGGATCTGAAGGAACTATCTTTAGTTTGTTCTGATATACAACTGGGGTATTCTTAACTACCCAAGTAGTCTTTGCAGTTGGGTAGGCTACAGATTGGAAAGTATAAGTACCTGCTCTATTAGTAGTATATACATACCCGTTTTCAGCATTGAAGGTTTCCCCAGTTTCTACTACTTTAACTCGGTAATCATCACCATTACCCGAAATACATTGTATTATTACGTTAGTTTTTGCAGAACCGTTATATAGAGTAGATGTAGATGGATTAATACTGATCTTATATATAGCAGTTTTACCTGAAACTACTTCAAAGATACCCACACCTTCATCAGTTTCTCTTTTATCTAAAGTACATTTGAATTTATAAGTACCATAGCTGTTAGCAATAAATTTATCCCCATTCTTGAAAGTCTTAGGGTTACCTATTAACCTACAATATAATTCTCCAGTAAATGACTCTGGATAATTTGAAGTTATGGTTAAAGTAGTAACTGCATCCTTCATAGTTTGATTATTTCCAACTCTAAATTCTGAAGGTGTACATCTTACCTTATAAGTAACTTCTTCTTGGGTTACTACAAATGAAGTTTGTTTTACAGGAAATTCCACAATCTCAAAAAAGTAAGTACCGGGTTTTGTAAATTCCCAAGTTGAGCCCGATATTTTTACTTGATCGGTACCCACTAATCGAACATTACAAAGTTTCTCTGTCCCTTTATAGGATACTCTAGCTATCACCCTTGTACTAACCTTTAAAGTAGTTGGGGTTATTTTACCAGTTATGGGCTCACAAGAAATAATATATGAACGGTTATAAGTTTCCTGCCTTACGGTAATTTGGGTTATCTTAGAATTATCCCCAACGCTTCGAAAGTAATAAGTACCAGCCCTTGGAATATTAAATACCGAACCACTTTCATGTTTAGTATAACCCCAGTTAATTCTATCACTCGATATTTGATATCTCAAATCTGCATTCATCCAATCTGAGGTTACAGTTACCAATACTGGTACTTCATATACTTCTGAAGTAACTAAGTTGGGCTGGTCTGGGTTTACCAACTCGGCCTTAATCGAATACCCATCATTTACTACAAAACCGTAATCTATAGTGAAGGATACATGATAAGGTATGAATCTAGTAAAGAAACTTTCTACGGCTTCCCTAAATTTTTTAAAAGCCTCAGAATTAGAAGTATACCCATGACCAGTAAGTTTAAAACTTACGGAAATACATTGAGAACAATCGAAGGTGTTATCAAAGGTATATTTACTATCGTACTGATAGTATTGGTCAAAGTGGGGATGACCTTTTATCCAACCATCATACCCATCGGCTTTTGCTGGGTCTGTTATTACACAGGTTAACCCATATAACCTCATCATGATCTCGAAAAATTCTGATGTACCCCTTATTTTGAAAAGAGATACCGAATATCTCAAGATGTTTCTTACCTGAGTACTAGTTAAAGTAAAAGGTCCCTCTTTGGGTATTATCCAAAGCTTTGATAACTCCTGGAGTTTACTATCCGAGTAGAACCCATTAAAGTACTCTGCCCATTTCTGTGCATCTATCGTGTTCCCATAAGCAAAGGGCATTTCTCCAAGAAATTGCCAAAGGAAATTGAGATACATATCTGGGGTTTTATCTATATCGATAATATCCAATATATTCTCAATATCCTTTGTAATATAATCTTCAAAATGCTCTCCACAAATTTCTAGAAACCTCTCTAAGATGCCTTTACCATTTACCTTATAAGTATCTTGGTCCTTATATTCGAATGGTAAAAAGTCGATTAGATTTTTGAGGTTTATCATTATACTATTTCGTTAACTGTTAATGTTAATTGTGAAGCATTCTCGAATACTGGCAAATTAAAGCCAGGGTCTTCATAATCATGGTTTGGTTCAGATACTGTAATAGAATATCGATAACCTGATTGATAGCTATTGTTTTGGATATCCAATGAGAAATCAAAACCATTAGCTTTATCTATAATCTGAATAGAGCTACCGACTGAGCCAGTAGTTACATAACCATTCGATACTGAACGTACTGTAAAAGTAGTTGAGGAATTGAAGGTTATGTAGTAAGTCATAGAACCCTTTGCCTTGTTCAATTTAAATTGGCCAAGGTTTAATTCCTTATTACCATAAATGGTAGTAGGCCAGGGTTTAATATAGAACTTAGTAAGGTGAAGGTAATCTACGGTTGATAGATTATCTATCAGGGCATAGATATCTGATACTCTTACGCTTCCTCCTATTTGAGCTTGCTCCGGAGAATAGGCATTATATAAAGCCGTAAGAATTTGAGTTTGTATCTCTGGAGTCTTATAAGACTTCTTACCAGTAACTTCCATCTCTAGAATAATCTGAACCTTGCCTGCAGATTTAACCTTTAACCAAGTAGTCATAGGTGCTCTTTGAGATAATAGGTTGTATACCCTATTTATTAATTCAGAAGAAGCAACAGCTCCACCATCAGGACTGATATATACTGTAAGCTTTCTACCACATTCATAATCGGCTTTAGCTTTGTTTACCCCATCAACCAACATAGCCAAACTTTCGAAATCCTCTTTGGTAATTGCTACTCCCAAAGTCTTTACACTCAAAGGTATATGTTCCTTAAGCATTATAAAGTTCTCATAGTTTGAACCACCTCCAGCATCATAAGCATTACTTACTGTAGCATCAGTAATTGAAGAAGAGATTATTGAGGGTACAGAAGTAATGGTATTACTCTTTACATTACCTTGAGTACCATTAGTTAAGTAGAATACTACATTGGTTATTTTTGCACCTGCTGCAGGTTTCTTACCAAAGGTTCCATCCCCAAACATTATGTAAGGGTTAAGAGCTTCATCTACTGAAACCATAAAGTGTTTATCCGTTGGCTTTGATTTTGCAAAGGTATCTACCAATACCCAAGTTTCTCCACCTATCTGTAAAGACATAGAGCCCTGTTCATAGTACTTACCATTAGGCAATGTACCAAGGTGAACTATTACCCTGTCTCCAGTAGGTATTAGCATATTATTAAGAGCACTTGCAGTATATTTCTCATGTTGAATTATAGGTACTTTACATGTGGTTACATTTGAATACCAAGTTACATCTCTAGCAGATAACCAAGAGTTACCACTGGAATCCGTAAATAGAGTTCCTTGAGGTATGGTTAATTTAGCTCCAATGGAATTACCAGTAATACTTCTGGATAAGATTACATCTACTGTAGCAGCAATCGCTGCTCGAGCATGATAATCTACCAGAGCTCCATGTTTAACTACCGAATCATACCTTCTTGCAGTAGATAGGAAGGTTTCCCTTGCCATATTATCTACATAATAGTGAAGTACTTCGGCAATTGCCGCAAACAATGAGAGGATGATAATTAAGATATTCCCCTCCGAATAATCCGTTATGAGTTTCTGACCCTGAGGGTCTTTAAGCCCCATAAGGGATTCAACCAGCTTGGCCTTAATCTGTTGATAAGACCTCTGGTATGGATTAAGCCATTTATTTGTGATTCCCATATTATTGTGTATTTAATGAATTATCTGACCTATCATAGGTGATATCGAGGTACTGACTAGAATTTGTTCCATTTATTACATAAGCTACTTCTATGTGTATTTTTGCATCAACTCTAGTAACTGTGATATTTTGGAAGGTTATTCTCTGTTCCCATGCACCTATGGCTTGTTTTAAAAACTCTTTAATTATAAAACTTAGGGCTTGTGAGTTTGGTTCCTCAATACATTGCCATAGTTTACTACCAAAGTTTTCCTGTCGAAATCTCTGACCTATCATATAATACAATATAGAACTTATATTATCCCTGATAAGTTTAAAATCCCCGTTTACTGGGTACCAACCTCTTTCCCCATTTTCATTAGTTGTAAGTTGGATAGGATAAGTTACACCTATACCAACTAAGTCTGTAAAGTAATTCTTTTCCATTAGTGTATGCAGGTTTTATCCTCATAATCGTCTACAACGAATTGTGAGAAAGGTTTAGTTATTTGAGTTAAAGTTGGGCCAGAAGAACCTGGCCCAGTAGTTACACCTGAGTGTACATGAGAGTTGAACATACTACGAAGTTGTTCTAGTTCTTGAATAGTTTGATTTAGTTTTTCGGTTAGTTGGGCAATATTGATTAACCCATGATTTTCTCCAGTATTTAATATAATGGTATCACCTGAGGATATATTGATATCTTTATTAGCTGATACTATTACGTTAGATTCAGAATAAACCGATACGTCCCCATTAAAGTAGAGATTTAGTTTCCCATTATCATCGTCTATTATAATGAGATTACCTTCAGGAGTAACTATCCCCATTTTATTTGGACCGTCTAATGGTTGAGGTACTTGATTCATACCCCAACCATGGTATTCCCATAATGGTTTAGTAGGGTCACCAAATTCAAAAGTAATGAATACTATATCTCCTACCTTAGGGGCTAAGAACTTAAACCCACTACTTATTGAACCATGTTGGCCTTTCGGTAAAGCCCAAGCAAAGGTACCTCCCATTACTTCTGGTATACATACTTTTACCCTATTCATCTTCTTTTCGGTATCATTATTATCAACAACTATACCTCGGTATATAGAGTAGTATCTTCCAAGACCCTCTAATCCTTCTTCTGTTATTATCTTTGCAGTTTCATAGCCCATAATTACCTCGCTTCCTTATTCTTGATATATTCTTTGAATCTCTTTATGGCTACTTCCATATAATCGAATTTAACCCAATAATCATCGGGTACTTGAATATCTTTGATGGTTATCTTTCCGGGTATTACCTTACCTGAAGAAGTAGTTAAACTACCAGAGCTTACAGCTATACCTTCTGCTTTCTCGATTGGAGTCTTAGCTAATACTTCAGTATAGTAAGCCTTCTTTCGAGCCATCTCATCCCTACGTTTAACATCCAATACGTTTCCTTCCTTATCCATAATACCAGATTCAATGAAATAGGCCACCTCATTGTAAGTCCAACTCAAATCTAATTCATTGATATTACTTAAAGCTTTCTTATCTTTACCCTTAGAGGTTACAGCATTAGCTTTAGCATCATTAGCTACAACCGTTTGAGTAGACAGTCCAGTCTTAGAAGTAGTAGAACCAGCCCTACTCGAATTCTTTACTAACTCTAAATTAGTTACATATCCCTGGCCTGCATCCATAGAGTGGGTACATTGTTTTATATACCAAGGACCAGACCATCGTTTACCAACATTCTCTAATATTAATACCTGAGAAGAGGCTAGTAAGGGTCTTCCAACAACTTGCATCTGACAAACCAGTTTACTCTCTGTATACTTTAAACCACCATTAGCATTAGCATTAGCTGCCCAAGCCCACTTATCTATCCCCCCATATCTACTGAATAGATTATGGTAAAGTTTGTACAGGGGTATCTCAACATTAGCTTTTTTCCAATGTTGAACTTTCACTGTAACGCTATAAATACCCAAACTCTGATTTAATGGGTTTTTATATTTGATAACCGGGGTGTCATCGATCACCATAGTATAAGGGCCTTTCTTTAAAGCCGATATACCTCGATAAACACTTTCTTCATCCTCTAATCCCCAAGCAGTAGCTCCACCCTTGGGAGTATGCTCTGGGTCAAAGTCTCTTGGGTCCAGGTCTTCTATGACCATGTATTCCATTTGTTCTTTACCCTCGAAAAGGTATCTTTCATTCTTGAGGATATTGTATATATCTTCATCTAATGTTTCACCATTAACTACATTCTTAAGGGCAGCATTTAAAGCTGCACGCCTATCAGCCGGAAATTCTTCTCTTTGAATGGTTTTATTTATGATACTTCTTACCTGATCTGTACTAAGTTCATTAAGGAATTTTTCCTTACCTTGTCTATAAGCTTCGGCGGGATTAGAAGCAGAATACTCTGCTACATCTTGATTCCATTTGTCATCTACTTGTTTCCTAGCTTCAAATGAAGCTCTTAAGTTAGGGTCAGTCTTTAGGGTATGATTTAACCTCATCTGCCTGATAGTAGGTATATCTTGGGGATTATTCTCTGCTCCATATTTACCTATTGAGGTTTTCCAATTATTATAATAGACCCCATTATTCTCATTAGCTACTATCTCGGGTAATTTTTCAGTATCATCAATCCCAGTACTTAATACTTCTAAATCTTTACTCTCTGGATTAATAGCGGGAGATAGTGTAGCCTTAACTCTCTTAGTTACTTTTTGAGTAGAAAATTGAACACTAAGTACTTCCCCATTCTCTCCCTGATAAGTATAAACAGTTACTGGTTCTTCATGAAATTTCCTATTATGTATATAAATAACATTATCTCTTGAATCTATATACCAAGGGCCATTAGTATAACCTCTCATCTTTTGTTCTAATTGAACTAAGATATTCTTGCCAACTAATCCGAAGTCACTATTGATTAGGGCCTTCAAATCTTCTGGCATAGCCACTTCTGCTACTCCACTGTACCTATTAGCATAAAGCACCTTTCCAGTAGTAGTACGAGTATTCTCTGTAGGTACCTGTAGTGACTCATATACTTTATTACTTATTATTCGTTGTTCCATTACTGAAAGATTTCTATGATTACACCTACACCATTATCACAACCACCATCTAAATAGGAAGATAAACTATTCTCTGAAGCTTCAGAGAAATTATATGGTGGCTGATATCTTAAATCACCAATAGAGTCTATACACTTGATAGTTACATGGGTACCAGTAGAATCAAACTTTGCCTCAAAATCCCTGACCTTGATAGTTTTAATTGGACCCGATACAAATTGACCGTCTGGGTATATGTATCCCCACTGTAAGCATATCACATTACCTTCTTGTAAAGCCTCTATGTCCACAGTATCGGGATCTCCAGTATCAAATGTAATTGTAGCAATATTTTCTTTTTCTTCATCATACCTATAATTCCAGGTACTAATATAAGCTCCAAGAGGTATACCAGTAATGGGATTCATTATCGGCATACCTCTAAAATCGAATAGAGCCAAGTATGGTTGGCCCATTCCGTTATATAATATGGGTTTTTGTTTAGCTGCCATAAGCGGGGATTCTTATAAGTGTTCCACTTTCTACCTCTTTAAAAGGGTTTAGTATACCATTAGCTTCTGCAATAAGATACCATTTACCTGAATCCCCATAGTATTTATAGGCTATATTCTGTAAAGTCTCTCCATCCTTAATGGTATGTTGAATATCATTTGAGGATGAAGGTACAGAAACTACTGGAGTTTCTAAAGAGTAATCTCCATCTCCGTAATTTAGAGCATAGGCATTATTATAAGGGCTAGCTCCCGTCAGATATTGGTTAATATCAATCATATTTAATACCTCCCGTCTTTTTAAGTGAATCCGAATTTATAAAATCTCCATAGGATAGATTATATGCACTTACTCTCTTGAAAATCAATTCTTGAGTTGCTGCTGCAGGTAATAACCTACCATTACCAAAGGTAGCTGGCTTTCCAGGTACCCTTATCCTATAACCATTCTGAAAGTTCTTCAGAGTATAGGTTGCTGAAGTAAGGATGTAATAGTGATTATCAAATATACCCGAATCCCCCCATTCTATCTTAACAATAGGCGGAGCCGATTGATAACCGTTAGCTTTAGTCCAGGCCTCTAATAACCTACACTTATTAATTACCTCCTCTGGATTCTCTGGGTCATTACAGTACCAAGATACATTGAATTGAATGATGTCCTCAGCACCAGTAAAGTGATACATAGGAGTATTCCTTCCCATGGATTTGATAGTTGCCCATGTTGTTTCACCTCGAAAATCCAACTCTGGAGGTCTATTCTGTAAGGTAATATACTGAGTAGGGTTAACAGTCATATTATATATCCTTACCTTATTCTGATATATGATATCAGCTTTAGCCTCAAAGTTTCTGTAATTAGTGGTATTCTTATTCCCTTTTGCTGGGTCTACTCCTTCACCTTCTTCTAATCTTGGAAATTGTAATTCCATTCTCCATTTAGCCTGGAGCTGTTTGTTTAGGGTTGGATTCTTAGATGATATTTGAGCTTCTCCAATTACTCCATTTGGGTCATAGAGTTTACCCTTTTGAGCATCATCCTTTGGAAGAGTAGAAATAGTTCGATTGAGTAATATCCGAGCTCTCCATAGTTTATTTAAGGGACCCGTAAGAACTCCTGCGGTATCCCTTGTAAGGTCATTATATTTTTCAACGACCTTACCTGCTGCTTTATTTAATACTCTAGCCATAGTGTTTTAATTTTATAATCCTAATGCTACACCAGTATAATCTTGCTGAGAACCCAAAGAGTAATCCCCCAATATCTCACCATCTACACTGATATTAATCTTACCGTCTTTTAACCCATCTCTAATAGCTGCTCTCATTGCATTCAAGAACCTTTCTTCATTCTGAGCTCTGATTGCAGATGGGTCTTCTTTATCTTGGGCATTAGTATTCCTATCTACTGAATCAATAAGTCTACTACCTACTTCTATTAATAAGGGTAAACCTACGGTAATAGCTAATCCCCAGGGTCCACCAAGTAATCCCAATAACCTACCACCTACCGAAGCTAAACTTCTAGTAGCAACAGTCTTAGCAGCTTGTTTACCAGCTTGATTAGCTACAGTACCTCCAACTACACCTCCAATGAGTGAAGTGGCTGGAGACATCCCTGGATTGGGTGTTTTAATATATCTACCGGTTTTGGTATTATAAAATCTACCAGCTTTGTTCATACTAACTCCCCCCATCATCATCTGCAATTGAACCATAGTCCTCATGAGATTTACCATACTTATCATATGAGCTTCCATAATAGCAAATTGGGTGTTCGTCTTAATGGCTGCTGCAGACATACCCTCAGTAGAAGCAGTGGCAATAGTTTGTAAATATCCAACCGACCTTATAATACCTCTTACAGTATTAAACCCTGCAACAATGGTACCAACTACTGCTGCTGTAGCCCCTACTCTAAGAGCAAAGCTACCAGCCCAAGTTTCAGAGATAGAATTTATTACTTTGATGATGGAATTACCCATATTAAGTACTGGGGTAAATATTCTACCCAAAGCCGCTCCTGCAGTAACGGTTAAGTTTTCTAGACTTGATTCGAATTGGTCAATGACACCCGCATCGGTTTTAAGACGTTCTTCATTAAGTCTATTTACTGCCCCCATGTTTTGGTCATAGGTTGCAAGTATCTTACCCATCTTATCTCTACCAGAAGCAATATCTCTAAGTACTGGAAGCATGCCTCGATTACCACGAACACCAAAGATATTGAAGAAGGTTGGTGTTTCTATCCGTGAAGGTAAGTCTACTGCCGCCTTGGCAAATTTCTGATAGATAGTGTAAAGATCTATAAGGTTACCCTGAGCATCGAAAAACTCATCAGGACTTAAGCCCAAGTCTGCTAAAGCGTTATAGCCTTTCTTTTTTTGATTAACAAGAGAGAGTTGTAAGTAACGAATCATATTAGCCAGAGAGGTACCTGCCATAGAACCCTGTATACCCATATCCCCCAATACACCGATGGCAGCAGCCGTTTGCCGAAGATCTACTCCAGCAGTTGCCATATCTGCTCCTGCATAAGATATGGACTGGGCTAAGTCTGTCAAAGATATATTTGCATTAGTAACTGCAGTATATAAGTCATCGGTTACTCTAGCGGCTTCTCCCATTGGGATTTGGTACATTGACATGATATTAGTCATCAAGTCAGCTACACCACCTTTCTGTCCCACTGGCATAGTAAAGATTGAAGCCAGCTTAGATGCTGGCCCAATCATTTCTTTAATAGCATCGAATTTATTACCTGCCATAGCCAGGTATCTTTGTCCTGATGCAACATCCGAAGCAGTAAGAGGAGTTATCTCATTGACATCTTTTGCCAATTGTAACATTTCTCTTTGTTCTGCAATGGTAGCACCGGCAATTTTCGAAGCGGTCCAAACTTCATTCTGAACACCCGCAGAGTATTTATAGGCCCTTGCCATTCCCCCTACGAGCTGCATTCCGAAGTCCATTGTATTAGAAGCTGACATCTGTATACCTCTATTCCAGGTACTCATGTCATTCATCATAGTTCTGAATGACCCAGATATCTTGCCAGCCTCTTGAGAGAATCGGTCTTTTAATACCATGGCAACACCGACCTCTACTATACTCCTACTGGTATTCATAATTTATTTTCTTTTCTTTAATTGTTTATAATATTGTTCGGCCATTTCCTTAAATATTTTCCTGATTCTATACGGAAGACGTAAAAAGCCGAAATAGTCTAAGGCTATCTCGGCTCTGGTGATATAAACAAAATCACTCTCTAACATTACTCTTCCGTCAGGTAGAAAAAATTGGGTGCCCAAACTATAGGATAAGTTCTTTCTTCTCCAGTTAAGGGATTAGTAATATGGGACTCTCCCTTAAAGATAGGGTCAATAGAGATTATATACTTTCTCATCTCAGCCATATCCTTTGCAGTAAAAGGAGTAAAGTTTTCTACCTTCTCCCAATTACCGTCTACTTCTAAGTAAAGATTCCGACAAAGTAAGGGGGCATTCTTAGTTTGTTTATCCAAGGGTAACTTCATGAACTCTTGTTCTCCCTTACCAGTCATACAATCAAATTTGATTTTCTTGCCCGATGAAAGAAGATATTCATGACCGGTTAATTGAATACCCTTTGGATAATAAGGGATAGCATCTGGTTTTTCATCAAATACCCTATTATCAGTGGGTACTTCTGAATAATCAAAAAGGAACTCATGAAGGTCTTGGCCATAAGTAACTTTACCACCGTTCTCTTTACCCCAGTCATATTCAAATTCTACTTCCTCTCCCAGTGAGAATATACGAGAATTGAAAATAATTGCATAGCGGTCATTGACTGGTAGATTGAGAGCATCATCAACGGTTAGCTTACCGTTAGGAGTGGCATTAGTTCTAATTACGATTGCTGCAATGAACTTGGTAAGGTTCATTAAAGTCTTCATGTCTGAAAGGTTACTGAGGATATCTTCATCAGCACCATTCTGTTCTCTGATTTCATATTCGAAACCAGAAGGTCCGGTAAATCTAAATGTTCTAAATTCCATAATTTGATATATTTAATGTTTACAAATGTTCATAGTACTCCGTATAACAACAAGAAAGGGGTGAGCTCCTATCACAGGAATCCCACCCCTCCACCGAATCTTAGTGAAAATAGACTAAGGAATTAGTATTTGTCTGCAGTACCCACCGAGAACTCTATGGACTCTATGGTATTCTCTGAAGCCATTCTGTCCAAGTCTAAGCCGGTAATCTTACATGGCCATACCTCTTCGAAGACGTGGGTATTAAGAACCGAAACTCCATCTTCGGCAAGTTCGTTTACAATAGCCGTTTCCCAATATTGGCTTGGTACTAAGCCACCACCAACTATATGGTCTTGGCAAGAATAGAGCCAATCATGAAGCCATGTGTCTGAACCTGCAGTAGTCATAAGTTTCTCTACAATAAGATTACCTATAGTAACCCTACCTGCAGTTTTAACGTCTCTATTGACGTCCCCATGAGCAACCTGGTCAATCTCAATATCCGGCAAAGTACAACTTTGGAATAGATAGGTATTGATAGGGTGTTTGGGGAACATGATACTCCACAAGAATTTCTTCCGTGGGTTTTTTACTTTTGCTCCCATTGTGTTATGAGTTTATAAGTTATTACTTGTTTCTACGATTGATACAGATTTGGATGCCGCATCGATTACAATCTCCATAGTTACCTCTTGCATAGGAACTACATCCTTATACTTAAGGATAGCACGGTACTTACCTTGACGGGCATCTGCCTCGGTATTAACTGAAAGGTCATCCCAAGAAGTTGCATCTTGGTCACCCATCCAGGTATACTCGGTCATGGCATCTTCGTCTACCAAAGAGTCAAGTGTAGGTTTAACTTCCAACCAGATTCTCTTCCAAGTACTCCAAACGTTTGGTTCTTCGATATATTTGTTGAGTACCGGGCGAAGGAACTTCTTCAGGTAAAGGTTCAGTCTTACGATTGAAAGGAATCTTTCAGAATCCTGTTTCACTTGAGAAGAGAAGCAATGCCATAGCATGGTTTGCTTACCTGCATCTGGAGTATCTTTGATTACCATCTCATTGATATAATTCTGAGCAAGGGTGTTCAGTTCGTTATATCGAGAAGGAGAACCATAGTTGGGGCATACTGGACCAACTGCATCTCCAATAACCCCTCGGTTCATACCAGCAAAGGATTTCCAAGGACCATATTGAGTAGCAGAGGCATCTCCCAAACCAACAATAGTACCCACTACATCGGAATCCTGAAGATTACCGTTTTCGTTGTAGTACTTAAGTCCACCACCAAAGTAGGCAATGTACTTAGAGTTACCTACAGTACCAAGGCAAGTCTGTACCCAAGTTACCTGAGCTTTGTAATCTCTTGCCTGAGTACCTTGAGTATAATGGGTTAAATGTTTGGGAACTTCGATATACAGTACCCATTCCATCAATTCCTTTGCCATATCTGCAGCAGCCTTATATACCTTGAGTACATCTGAATCGGTAGTAAGGTGTTGAGAGATATGTGAAATAAATAATTGGTAGAAGTCGGTGTAATCTTTTACCAAATCCAAGGAAGTAATCCATTCTTCGGCAGTTGGAGTGGAACCTGCACTACCGATAGTACCATTAAACAGTTTCTCTGTTTCGGAGGGTGCAGCATCTCCCACGGTAATAGTGATAGCATTCTTAGTACCATCAATATCATCGGTAAGCCACTTAATTAGGTTTTCAAAAGAGGAACCTGCAGTAATTACCGGCCTAATATATTCCGAGTTCTTAGCAAATGCACTAAGAACAAGGTAATCTACCGAAGTGTTATTGTTATCATCGGCAGTTTTGTAGGTTATTACTGGTCCCTGTTCAAGTACTTGCCCATTAGCTGAATATATTTTATAATACAAGGTATTAGCTTGCTTATAAAAACCAACCTGGAAAGTATTTGCACTACCAATTGGATCTCCATATCCCTTGGTTACTAATCCAAAACTATAAGTAGTACTACCAGATTTTAAAGTAATCAAAGCAGAGGGTTTAGCTGGGTCAGTTACAGCAGAAGCAACTGAGATTTCATCTTCTGAATCTTTAGCTTTTCTTGCCGCAGCCGGAGAAGCAGTTACTGTACCTTGAGTAGCTCCTTTGCCAAGTACTCGAATAACACGAAGCTTAGAACCACCTTGCAAAGCCTTTTCGATATTTGATACAGAACCATCGGGTACAATTTCAGAACCATAGATTCTTTGGAACTGAGAGAATGTAGAGATGATTTCTGAAGGGTCATCGTATGGACCTTTAGTAGTTCTAGCCAATACACAAGAAACTCCTAACATGGGAGTAGTTTGAAGAACATTGTTGTTCTTAAACTTAAAATCAACATGAGGTGAAGTTGGCATAATTCTATTGTGATTAAAGTTAATTACTCGTTTAATTTATACCCTAGAGTATTGTACCTATACCTTAGGTACTTTTAACTCTAGCATCTCATTTTCGTTTTGTTCTAACAATCCAATAAGAACCGATATATCCTTGATAGGTGTAAGAGTACCTTCTCCCAAAGCTTTTTCTGGAAGAATACCGTCCTTACATACATAGGTGTATACCTTCTCAAGTATACCATGCTCTACATCTGGATGATCATAATAATTACCAATTTCAATGAATAGGTTTCCGGTTGATGCAAGCCTGCCCTTGTCCCATTCCTCTAAATCATTGAAATAAGGTTTTATGTATCCTCTAGCAGGTAAGCTAGTATATAAGATTGTATGTAGTAATCTCATATCTGCTTGAGTTTGAGAAACTAGATGTACATCTATGGTAATATCTTTGGTTTCATAAGGAAACTCTGAAGCTTGGTAATTACCATCCTCAAGTTTATCACCAATGATGTATTTATTCACACCAATATCTCCAGCATAATAACCCTGTAGTTCTATGGTTATTCTTGGGAGAGTCTTTGGGCCTTTTACTTGATTATTCCCTATACCAAAAAGTGGTATAAACTTCTTCATACCTTTGATTGCCTCTTGAAATCTTTTTTCGTTTTCTTGAGACAAAGGTAAGAAGTCTTCTGGGTTTAAGGTAAGACCCATTTCCAACATTGTACTAAGTAGAGAGATATAAAAAGTTCTTTCTACTATTTCTTCTGAGTTTACCATTAAAGTCCTAATCTAATATTTAATTGAACACTTTGATTGCCATTGTCATTAATATACCCCTTATAAGTTACCTGAATACCTCCAAAACCACTCATTATGGTTTGTAAATGACCAACACAATTTAATTCACTAACCCATTGAGTAGCAATATTTGAAGGATAATCGGTAAGCCATACTTTAAAGGGTATTGGTTCAGAACCAATACCTCCAGGGAATTGACCCTCTATTGTCTTACTTATATCGGTTATCTTAAATTGTTTTATAAATTTAGCAACTTGAATACCGTTGATAAGGTAGTACTGATAACCCTTTACATTACTAATCTGAGCAGTACTAGTATTTTGACCAGGATTTGGGAATGGTATATTCGGGGTTGGTTCAAAGCCATACTTAGTAGTTCTAGTACCTGGAGATTGAGTTATATTTAAAACTATCTCAGTGTTAGGTTCTTGCTGTGAGATAATCTTAACTATAGCAGTTCTTTCCAAGGGGTCATAGTTACTGGGGTTATGTTCTTGATTAGTAGATTTAGTTTTGATAGTAAGCTTACCTGCGGCATTAGCTTCTCCAATTTCTTGGGTTACCTCTAACCAATCTGAGGAGCTTTCAACTTTCCAATCTACAGCACGATATTCATCTTGAGGCTTATTATCGATAAACTTCTGTTGGTAACTGTATACACCTATTTCTAGGGTCTCACTCCTTTTAGTACCATCGAAAGTATGGGAAGTAGTTTCTGGAGTGATACTAAAATAAGTTCCCCAGGTCTCTACTATTTTAGGAGCGGCCTTTTGTACCAGAGTTACTTCCCTTTCTACACCCTGAACTACTACCTTGAGAACCTGCTCTTTTATATTATTCATGTCTTCGTTTACTGCCTTAGGCTTTACCCTAATAGTTGCAGTACCAGTTCCGGATAATGAAGATATTTCAAAGTCTGCTGCCATTTTTAACTTTCCTTATTTCTTTTCTAACTTCATTTCGTATTTCCTTTTGTAAGGCAGCTTTTCCACCAGCAGCCTTAAATGCAGGATTCCAAAGAGGACGAGGTGGTAAATTACCATCTCTGCTACCATACTCTAACATGATAGCTATCTGATTCAAAGTCTTTCTTGAAGTCTTACCAGTATAGGTAATCTTCTTGATTCCAATTGGTAAACCAACGAAAGTTCTATTCTTGGTCTTTACTACAGTAACGGATTTAGCATATTGACCCGTGAGTCGTAATAGAGTATGCTCCCCATATTTCTTTACAGTACCTGGAGCATGTTTTGGCCAAGAAGTATGGGTACCGGGTGGTGGAACACCCGTATTCAAACTTCGTCTTACTATACGAAGAAGTTGATTACCAAACTTTTCTGTACCTTTCGCATAGCCTTCGGTTAAGATACTTGGAGTTTTGGCAATCAACCTTTCTGCACGAGCTTGTTCTCGTTTATCTACGTATATTTCTAGAGGGCCAACTGGAGTCGATAGTGTAATATTAACCGACTTACTTGGCATAATTCTTATTATTGTTTAGGTTTATCTAATCCCAATTCTTGAGCAATCCTTAATAAAAGGGTTTCTTGGTTAGTTAACCTCTCATTCATGGATAACTTAAATTCTTCGAAATCTGGAGCAGGATTACGAGGTGATTCTGAACGATTATTAATTAAACCAAGAATATTATCACATTCAGAAACAACTGCCTCAAATTTGGCTTTGTTATTTAAAATATTTAAAGCATTCTGTTTCTGCATTGATACCTCATTAATGATATTATCGAGATTGGTCGTATAATAGGTACCATTATAAATACCTTCATTTACATTAGTTGGTAAATAAATGGTAATTTGAGATATTGAATCTTGTATCACTAATTCGATACTGTTAACAAAACCTTCTTTACCATTTGAGGCCATTGGTTTACTTTCGCCAACTTTTAAAACTCTTGCTTGGTCAAAGATTGGATAACCAGACCGACGATCTTTCTCTAAGGTGAAAATCATATCACCCTTTTGTACTTTCTGAAAAATCAATTCTTCCATAATCATTTTCTATTTATTAAGTTTAAACCGAATGATACTGCACCTGGATTCTTCTGCATGAAGTCTACCAGTTTTAGAAATTGATAGTATCCAAATTGATTAATGAGTACCTGAGCTTTGTTTGCTACTTCTTGAGCAACCTCTATATTTGGAGCAGGTAATGCTAGTTGTATCTTAAATTCGGTGAGTTGTTCTTGTTGTTCCATAATCCCTTAGTTAATGTGTTAAAACAAAAAAAGGAGTACACCTAAAATAGATGCACTCCTTTTTAGTCATCCCAGCAAATTAAAAATTACTGAGCCGGTGTAGTTGTACCTTTTAAGGCAGCCACAACTTGATTGATAATGTTCTGGTCTCTCTGGGCATCTACCACTCGGTTCAAACGGGCAATCTCCTGGTCCTTTGCAGTGTTCTCAATGAGACATTTGATTTCCTGTTGTCCATTCTTGATGTCACAGCAGCAACGTTCCAGCTGAAGAGCCCCAACCGGAATGATCTCTATATCCGCAACCATCGTTACAGCCTCTGTCCGCGATTACAACGCCATCGCCGGCACCTTTTTACTTCTACTCCCATAATTGTAAGATTTTAAAGATTAATACTTAGGTTAATTATACATTAAATACAGAATGGTGTTGTATTTTTATTACCCCAAATTAAATACGTATTCATAAGTAATTGTTGCAGCATTCTGAGTTATGTTGACTGTAAGCTTCCAACCCTCATCATCGTTTTCTGCTTGCCTTAATTTAATGGTACCTGACCTTGTTGATTCTACGGTGTTCTCCGTTAAGGTTAAGGTTAACCCATAGGTTCCATTATCACTGGATAGTGTTGTAATGGCTACATTTGTAACCCAACTTGGTTTTGAAGTTACGGTTAAAGCCAAGGGATATCTTGTACTTACCTCAAAACCATTTATTACCTTAGTCTTAAAAGAATAAGCTACATCAACTGTAAAGTTATTACCTCCCAAAGCTGACAATCCGGTTCTAGTGGTAGTTCTTGAACCAGTAGGGGAAGTGAATGCCAAGTAATACTTATAAGATACTGAAGCAGCACTCTGTGTAACTGTGATTGTCTTAGTAGTTGCCCCACTATAGGATGCAGTTACTACACAGTTTCTATTTGAAGTAACCAAGTTCTCCGTAGCAGTAAGTACCGTCTTAGCAGCATTCAAACTAAAACCAGTACCACTTGCACTAACCGTAGGTGTAGCACTCTTCGAAGAAACTACACTTGTTGACCCTGAACTCCAATGGTTGATAGTAGGTATACTTACACTGGCATAAATATTAACACTACCTCCTGAATTAGAGATAGAGTATGAACTTGCAGATAAGCTTATTACTGGTGTACCATCAGTAGTACTGGTAATTTTATTCTCTGCCTGGTATACATCGAGAGTTATAGATTTCGATTTACCATTCAGAGATACAGTACAAGTAAGGGAGCCTACCCTTGTTCTAGCCTTTGCAGTAGTTCCCAAAGAACCTGCACTAACTGCAGTACCATAACTAATGCTAGCACCGCTTGTAATTGTGCCTCCTCCAGTTGTAGAACCATTCCATCCCCAAGTCTGAGAATATGAGGGCATAGTTGAGAATGAACTTCTACTTCCTCCACTTGCAGGTATATCGGATACACTTCCTCCACTTACAGTGATTTCACTATAGGTTCTATAACCTGCAGATTGAGAACAACTGATAGTTAGTTTCTTATTGGTTTCTGCCTGAGTTAATACTACACTACCCGACTTTGCCGAAGTAGAAGTATTATTTGCCATAGTTACTGAAGTACCAGTACCGGTAACTCCGGTATTAGCCCTGGTATAACTTAAGGGAATTTGATTACCATAGGTATGTCCATTTCGGTATTCCTGTTTATAAGAGGTTACAGTAAATGTTTTTGTTCCTCCAGTTGCCCCAAAAGACAGAGAAGTGGGATTCACTGAGAATGTTTGAGACCAACTTTGAGATGCTGCTGCCTGGGTAAATGTGAATTCCACGGTTTTACCAGATTCAGATTGAGTAGCCAACCCCTTACCAGACCTTGAGGTTAGGTCTAGATTCTCTGAAGCTTTCCAAGGCTTTCCATCTGCCGGCTTACTATAGTTAGTAATCCAACTTGGTTTACTGTTTATTACGTAATTAACACTAACAGCAGACCCATTAGCTACATTATCCCAATATTTCTGCTTCGTACTGGTAAACTCAAAACCAAAATTAGAACTACTGGGGTTACCTAAAGCATCAAAACTTATACTGGAGTATCTCAAAGTGAATGTATACTTATAAGTTACCTTATGAATATCTTCGAGTTTAACAGCTTCGTTATTACCATAGGAACTAGCATTGGAGATTTCCAAGCCAACGTAACTTTCCCCCGTTCCTGTAGAGGCGAGTGCTAACAATTCAGCCTTGGTAGGGCAGTCATTACCTGTCTTACCAAGGCCTACTTTAGTTTTGACAGCACTCCATGTTGCTATCTCTCCCATATTAATCTACATCTTTAAGATTTCTGAGTTCTGAGATTTCAGCCTTCAAAGCCTTAATCTCTTCGTAAAGAAGTTTAATACCTTCGATTGCCAGAGTAGACATCTTATGGTACTTAACTTGTTTTACCAATACATATTCTTCACCGTCGATAACAACCGTTTCGAATTCCTCAGGATTAGGAACTGAATCCTTAGTTCTTGGGTCTTCTTCCACATAATGGTTAAACCCTGCTGCTTCCAAACCTTGTGCAATGGTACCTTCATCTTCCTTACCATCCATGATAAAGGATTCTGTAGGTATACTGCAAATCTGTTCCAAAGTATGGGTTAATGGTTTGATGTTAGATTTCAATCTTTCATCGGAAGACTCTTTCCAGAAACCGGAAGGAGCAGTAGTCTTAGCAAATACTACCTGGTCAGTAGTTGCCAATCCCAATTGAGCTCTAGTTACTGTATGAGGATTATCCTTTCTACCTGCATGACTATTGATAGAAGTCTGAGCAGTAGTACCTGCAGCCTTAGCATCAGCAATAGCAGTAGCTTGAGCAGTAGATACTGGCTTATCAGCATCAGAAGTATTATTAACATTACCCAATCCAACCTGAGTTTTAGTAACTGTATGAGGATTAGATTTATTGGCAATGTGATTATTTACCTTAGTTTCTAAGGCAGTTACATCTGAACCAGTATCGGCAATCAAATCGTCAACGTAAGTTTTCAATTCTGTACGAAGAGCATTGATGGCATTAGTTCTATTGGTAATCTCATTTGCCAACCCCTGTACGGTATTATCCAAGTTAGTCTTATCTGCTGCAGTCATTACACCTGCAGTAGTCTTAGTTGCTGCAAGTATATCTCTAATTAAATCTGTAGCACCTTCATAAGTCTTACCCTCTGCACTCTTAGTTTTATTATTAAGAGTAGCTCTTACATTAGTTGAATTATGGGTAAGAGTGAATCCAGTAAGAATAATTCCTGGAAGAGAACTATTAAAGGTATCATGAGCATTATCTTTTGCAATACGGGCCTCTTGTTCAGCTTCAATAGCATCTGGTAAGGTTTGATTAAGCTTTATTACACTATCGGCATCCATCAGACCAGCTTCTTGAGTAGTGGCTGGGGTTAGAGGGATTACCATCCCATCGGGTTTATCAATGTAATGCCCTTGACCATCCGTAGCAGAATAGTTACATAAGATAATAACATTACGCTTATTTTTGTTAACTATTGAAACCTTACTAATTAAATTTTTAGGCATGCTAGATACCACATCCTCAAGATGCTTACCTCTACTACCTTCGAAAGCAGTACCTGCGATTTCCCCAATGATAAGAGACGAAGTATTACTGTCTACGAATTTAGTACCTGACCAACGGAATTGGTATGGAGGTTCACCATCGGCAACATTTATATAAATCTTACCAGATTCTCCAACTACGGGAGTTTGGTGACCTGCATCCGTATACAATTGAACATTAGTAAGACCTCCAGTGGGGCTTACATCATAGGTAGCATATACTTCAAGTACATCATCTACATATGAAGGCAAATGGTTAGCAGGTACTAACCCCTTCCCATCCAATGGAGCAAAGCCATCAGCCTTACCCTTAGTTGCTACAAAGGCATCATGTTTAGCTTCTAGAGTATTAATATTATTCTGTAACTTAGTTTCAAGGGTAGTATCTGCCGCAGTTCTATCGGCAATCTCCTTATCAATCCTTGCACCCAATGCAGTATCAGCAGAAGTACGAGCAGTTGCTTCATCGTTTACAGCTTTAGTAAACTTGGTATCTAAAGCAGTATCTGCAGCTTTTCTATCAGCTACTTCTTGAGCAAGAGCGGCTTCTGATTTACCGTCCAAAGCTTCGATAGCATCTTTACGGTCCTGAACCTCTTGAGCAATAGCATTGGGTAATGTCTCATCCAGATTAACTTTATCTTGGGCGGTCATTACACCAGCTTTCTCTGTAGTAGCTGCTGGGATATAAGTAGTCTTATAATCTTCAGGCTCATGAGTATAAATACCCTCTTCTTTTTTAGAAGAGAAATTATGAGTTAAAGTAACATGACTGCTTTGTTGACCTACCTCAACTGGTTTATCACCAGATAAGATAATAATATTATCTGGTATAGAATCAAACAGCTTCTTATCTGCTGCAGTTTGTACACCAGCTTTCTCTGTAGTAGAGGCAGGCAATGTAATAGGATTCTGTTCTACTGTACCATCTTCAACTACGGTCTTAGTAGCAGCTATGCCAACAGTAGTTTCATTGGGAGTTACTGCACCAAGGGCAAAGTTAGCAGTAGAGATTCTATCCAATTCTACCTTATCTTTCGCAGTCATCGTACCAGCCTTAGTAGCCGATACCTGAGGCAAATCGAAAGTTTCGGTAGTATCAGCATTCAAACCGTTATCCTTAGTTACGGTTACTGTTACCTTATTAGCATCAGAAGCTGCAGAGAGATCAGTTAAAGAATTTGGGTCTAACCCATCTAACTTAACCTTGTCTGCTGCAGACATAACTCCAGCAAGAGTTTGAGTTACCGGAAGTAAATTCTTGGTAGCTTCTACTTCTTCACCATATTGGTTATTTGCCTTATCCTTGGTTGAAGTCTTTACTTTGAAAGAAAGCTGAGTATCTGTTCGGGTTACAGTACTAACATCGGTAACCATGGTGTCTGGCAAAGCATCGGAAGTACCTTCTTCAGCTTCCAATCTTTCTTCATGGTCATCGGTAATGTTAGTGAATTTATTATCTAAGGCAGTATCAGCATCGGTTCTGTCCTGAATTTCTTTATCGATACGTTTACCCAAAGCTGTATCGGCAGCAATACGGGCAGCTTCTTCTGCATCGATGTTATCCTGGAGAACTTTATCTGCGGCCTTTCTTTCCTCTCTCTCTGTATTAAGGTCAGAAGTATTCTGATCAATCTTTGCTTCCAACCGAATATCTTCAGCTTTACGAGCAGCAATTTCGTTATTTAACAGATCCGTAATGGCCGTATAATTACCATTGATATTATCCTGAATACCCTGGATTAATTCCAGGTTACGTTGGATATTAGCAGTATTCTGAGTTACCAGAGCATTAGTAGCATTCAGGGAAGTTAACAACTCTGTACGAGTTTCACTTACAAAAGTTCTCAGCTCATTTACCGTAGTAGTAAGAGTATTACTCAGGTTAGTGAATGATTGTTGTAAAGTATTATCTCCCTGTTCTCGTAAGTTCTTTTCGGCTTCAAGCTTATTCTCCAACTCTGTAAGCTTAGCAGTCATAGTTGCTGCAAAGTTGGGGTCATCACCGAGAGCCTTAGCAATCTCTGCCAAAGTGTCCAATACTTCAGGGGCTGAACCAATAATCTTTTGGATTGCAGCCTCTACTTGTTCTGCATTCTGAAAGTCAGAATCGTTTAATAACTGAGAAACCTTAGTGATATAGTTTGCATGTTCTTCGATGCCATCCAACTTGGCATACAGCAAGTCAGTGAAATCATTTGAAGAAAGTACCTTGCCATCTACCTTATCTACCTTCTTATCGTCCATTGCCTGGTCTGCAGCAATTCTATCTGCTTTCTCCTGAGCAACAGCATTACTGATAAGAGTATCTTGATTAGCTCTTTCAGTTGATTCTTTATCGATATTGGTTTGAAGTAAAGTATCTCCAGCTAAGCGGTCATTCTTTTCGGTAAGGATATCCTTATTAATACCAGCCATATCATCCTTGTGATTCTGAAGGTTGGTATCAATCTTGGCCTCAAGAGAAGTCTCTTTGGCAATTGCTCGGTCTTTCTCTGCATTAATAGCAGTAGTGTTGGCATTTACCTTTGCTTTTAGTTCATTCATAGCATCGGTATTACCTGCCTCTAGAGAATCAATACGAACTCCCAAAGCATTATCACCAGCAATACGATTTTCCTTTTCTTGTTCAAGCTTAGTGTTAATATTACCTACTTCGGATTCCAAAGCTTGTTTGGTATTATCCAACTTAGCAGTAAACTCAGTACTCAAAGCTTTATCAGCTGCAGTACGGTCTGCTACTTCTTTATCTAAGTTAACCTGGAGAACTTGGTCGGCAGCCTTTCTTTCTACACTCTCAGTATTAAGGTCGATATTGAGAGTATCGATACGAGAACTCAAGGCACTATCAGCATTAGTACGATCAATGATTTCTTCGTTAATCATATCCTTAACTTCCTTGTAGTTATCACCTACAGTCTTAGTTAAGTTTGTGATTGCCTCTGAATTTCTTTCAATACTATGTTGGTTAGTGGCAATAGCAGTAGTATTTGCATTTACCTGCTCAGTAAGCTCATTACGCAATGTATTGATAGACTCTTGCATACTCAATGCCAAGTCTGAAATACGTTGGTTAACGTTAGCCAGACTTTGAGTATAGGCTTCATCTGCAGTCTTTCTTTCGGCAATCTCTTTATCCAAGCTAGATTGAATTGCGGCATCTGCATCTTTACGGTCTTGGATTTCCTTGTTAAGATTGTCTTTTACAACTCCAAGAGCAGCATCACCAATAGCAGACTTATTGTCTACATATTCTTTCAGTTTAGTTTCAAGAGCTGTATCAGCATCCTTACGAGCTTGAACTTCAGCAGCTACCTCAGCACTGTTTGCCTCATCACCCGCAATTCGGTCTTCGATTTCTTGGTTAACCTGTTCTGTGATTGCAGCCAATTTCTTGGTAATGGTAGCAGCAAAGTTGGGGTCATTTCCAAGGGCATCAGCAATTTCCTTAAGAGTATCAAGTACTTCTGGAGCAGAACCAATAATCTTTTGGATAGCTGCATTTACCTCTTCCTCAGTTTGGAAACCAGAATCGTTGATAAGCTGAGAAAGATGCGTAATATAATTTGCCTTTTCCTCAATTCCATCAAGTTTAGCTTTGAGTATATCGGTAAAGTCATTCTTAGTCAAAGAATAGCCTTCACGTTTATCTACTTTCTTAGTATCAAGATCTTTATCACCTTTTTCTCTAGCAGCAGCCTCGGCAGCAATAGCATTAAGCAATTGCTCCTTGTCTTCTACACCCTGCTCTTTTACATCTTCGATTTTGTGTTCAAGAACTAAATCCTGAGCAGCACGAGTAGTAGCCTCTGAATCGATATTGTTCTGTAATACTTGGTCTGCAACAGTACGGGCCTGAACTTCTTTATCAATATTACCTTGAAGAGCATTATCTGCATTGGTACGGTCTGTTACCTCTTTAGAGATTTCATTGTGAAGAACTTGGTCCTCAGAATGACGGTCTACCTTCTCTTGGTCAATTTTACCTTGAAGAGCTAAAGTATCTGCCTGGCGATTAGTGATTTCTTCGTTAATCTTAGAATCCAGTACAGTATCTGCGTTAGTACGATTTGCAGTTTCTTCTGCAATCTTTGACTCAAGGGATGCCTTATCATTGATATGGAGAGTTTTAAGGTCATTTACACTTTCCTTAATCTCATTATCGGCAGCAATACGTTCATCTTTTTCCTTTTGGATAAGATCCTTGAGTTCCTTCTCAAGTTCACCATTACCTTGATTTACCTTATCTTCAAGGTCTTTGATATCTTCAGCATTCTTATCTACCTTCTTCTCAACTCGGTCGATTTCAGCTTTTAAGTCTGCCTTAACGGTATCAATCTTCTTATTGATTTGGTCTAACCCATATTCTAGGTTATCCTGAACTGCAGCTACTGCAGCACCCAGAGCAGCTTCGGCTTCCTTAGCACGATTAACCTCTTCGGTTAAAGCAGTACGAAGGTCGGTTAATTTATTAGTGATAGTAGTTGCAAAGTTGGGGTCATTGCCCAATGCTTCTGCCAACTCTTTAAGAGTATCAAGGGCATCATCAGCACCATCAACCAAATCACTAATCATCTGTTTAACTTCTTCCTCAGTTTGATATTTCAAATCATTCTCAAGCTGAGAAACTTTAGTGATATAATTTGCATGTTCTTCGATGCCATCAAGTTTAGCCTTCAACTCATCGGTAAAATCATTTTTCGATAAGTCGTATCCTTCTTTCTTATCTACCTTATTCTTGATAGAAAGTACGAAGGCCCAGAACTCATTTATAGTTCCTCCAAAGCCAGCTTTAACAAAGTCATCATAGTAACCCTGTAATAACCGCTGGTCTATTTCTTCGCAGGTATAATACTTACTTACATACATATTTTATAAAATTTAAGGATTAATTACTGCACGTTGACGACCCAGTAAGAATTCAGAATCGATATCCCTGAATGGTTCTCCCTCTGAACCACAGAAGGCATTCATTGGTACATCCGGATTTTCGGGGTCTACATCTCCACCGTCCTCAATATCTCCCCGTATGCAAGCATAATCAGGAAGCCTATTTACACGGAACTTTATTACCTGGCCTATACCAGGATGAGGTATTATTTTATCCCAGATATCTCCGAAGTAATCTTGAAAGCAGGTGACAAATTTGTTTCCGGTCATCGATTGAAATGCCGTTACATCATTGCCATTACCTTTCATTTCAATATGAACTCCAGAGGTACCATTGAGGATAACCAGATTACTATCAAACCAAATTCCACTGTTTGTAGTAATTGGTGTCCACCTCAGTACTAACATCTTTGCCATATACTTTATTTTTATTCTACAAATTCAACTTTGGTATCTCGGTCTCTCTTTAGGATAACCATGAAAACTAAAGCCTCATCCTTTGCCTGAGCAGTCTGAGTATCTCCAGAAGGCTTATACGTTATACCATTAATTACAAACCTATCTTGTTCCCAATTAAAATCCCAATAACCTTCCGGTGTAAGATAACCGATTTGTTCTATATAAGATTTAGAAATTAGTATTGATAAGTTTTCATCATCCAATTCTCCTGAAATAGTTGCCTTATTGATAGGCCAGTTTCTGAAAGCATTGTAGTAACATAATGCCTCGATTTGGATGTTATAATATTTAGGTATACTGTCTTCGGCATGACTGAGAAGCTGATTAACATGTTTGGCCCAGGTTATGGATTGCCTACCAGCATCCCAATCTAAGAAGTCAGTGATAATTTTCTTGTATCTATCCCAAGAGCGGTTCTTTACCATTCTCCAGGGTTCTTTTGTCATAACTTAGTTAAGATTGATTTCTTACCACCTTTTACTGGAGCACTTGGGTTGGGTCCATCTAATACTCCAGGTTGCCTTCTGTTAACTACTTTTGGGACTACGGTTCTAAATACTTCATCACAGAACGGTAAGTAGATTTCCAATCGTGAAGCTAACATACAAAGGTTCTTCCTTAATTCATCTATTAATCCACCTGGTTGCATTGCTTGAGAAAGTGTTTTCCATAGGGAACTTGTAGCATCTGCCAAGGTATCATAATATTGCACTTCAGTAGGCCCAGTAGTGATTTGTTTTATCCTATCACCTCGGGCAAGTTCGGGTTTAGAAGTACCATCACCAGTTTGTTCTTTGGTAGAAGTTAATTGACTTAGGTATTCTGAAGTACTTGTTAATAGATTAAGTATCTTCACATTGAGAAAGTCCCATGCTGCCAATTCCATTATTAATTGGTTTTCTAGTGCTTCATACCATAATTCATCAGTATACTTATCTGCAGGAATTTGGTGATTTACTAGAGGACCAATATAATATTGCCATTTGGTGATGTAGATAGATTTATCTTCCCTGGTCATTCCCTCTGATATCTCTGAAGGAATATAGTGGTCGATTAAGTTATATATTGTATCGGCTAATGCCGTATGACCATAATCACAAACTACCAGAGTCTTATCTACGGTGATATCTAAACCATTAGAGTTGGTTACATGTAGGGTTACTGTATAGAAACCGGGAGTTTCATAAGAATAGGAAACATGTCTTCCACCATTGAAAACCTCTCCCTTATCATCGCCAAAGTCCCAGTCAAAAATGGATTTGGCCGGGACTTTGGATATGACTCTGAATGAAACTTCCAGACCTGACGTAACGTACAAAAAGTCCAGATTGTTATTCATATTAGTCTGTCTTATGTAATTTTCATATATTACCCTTTAGAAGAGGATTCGAATTCTTCCAGCAAAGCCTGAATAAGTGTTTCTACTGTATCATCTTTCTCGGCAACGATTTCATGAAGACCTGCTACCAGTTTCAGTTCTTCCAGGGAATAGCCCTTTGCAAGTTTTTCAAGAGTCATGCCTTTCTTGAACTGAGCATTCAGTCTCTTATCCAACTTTTCTATGTCGGCCTCTGAATACTTTTTGATTTCTGATTTATCAGCAATGATAATCAGATGGCCAGAGGCAATTGCCTTCTGAATCTTTGGTGCACGGAATTGACGACGAGAGAGTTCCTTGTCTTCTCCTCTACAAACGGTAATACCAGTTGATTGGTCATGAAAACTGTAAGCTCTTGGTCCCACAGTTACTGTATATTTATCTTTAGCCATATTTCCTAAGATTTAAAAATGATTAAAGAGAGGATAGGTCTTTTTTTTAGTTACCTACCCTCTCAGGGAATTTATATAGATGAAACCGGACGGTCCTTATTATTCGAGGTTAACCATCAAATATGGGTCTACGTTCATGAACTCTGGGAAGCCGAATTCTGAGAACTTCTTGTCAGCAGCCAGCAACAGAGTTGCATCCTGGTACATCTTAGAGAAGCCAGTAGTCAAGCTTGCATAGATGGCCTGAGTCTGGTTAGAAACGATTCTTTCAGATTCAAGCATCAACTGACGAGCAGTAAGCTTAATCAAGGCAGCAGATGTATCAATCAACAGCAACTGTTGGTCTGGTGTACCCGGGTGAATGTAGAAATCAGCATTCTTGGGAACAGGAGACTTAACATTCAGAGTAGCTTCTGTAGTACCAGAGTGACGATCCTTGAATTCCGGCAAGTTCAGCATTTCGATTGCCTGGTCTTCACCACCAATCATAGTTTGGAAGTTACGTCCCATACGAGCAGCACGTACCCAAATATGCAGAAGGTCTTTGTAAGTGATACCGTTAGTTGTTTCGTATACACCGATTACCGGGGCAGACTCAGAGCCATCAGGGTTGTTACCATTGATAGCAACGTCCATAGCCAAAGTATCCAGAGCATAACCCAACTGAACACCAAAATCACGAAGGTAGATTCCCAAGACATCGAGTGAAACATAGTTACGAACTTCATCAGTAAGTTTGAAACCTTTTCCGATTTTGAAGAGGCTAACTGATTTCTGTCCGAAGCTAACATCACCCAATGGGATAGTTTCTGCCTCATTAACCTTTGCAGGGGCAGCATCCGACATGTTAACCATCGGCATGATTGCTTGCAAACCATTGATGGGTTGATCAGATGCAATGATGTTCGGATAGAACGGAGCCTGGCGCATACCCAATGTGATAGCAGCACGGATGATTTCCGGAACAATCCAACGAACATTCTGTTGAGGCATTGTAAAGATGTTCTGCATCGTGTCCACTTTTGGATTGATGCCCATCTTTTCAAAAAGTTCATCTTCTGAAATACCCCATTTACCGGTAACCAATTCTCCAAAAGTTACCTCTACAGGCTTCTTGTTCTGTGAACCGGAACGAACAGCTTCCAAGCTTCTTACCATTTCCGGCAGCTCATTCATAAAATCCTGAGCCTTCAACTTTGTAATATCTATTTTATTTTCCATAACTTCTTTTCTCTTATTTGATGAGTACTTGAATTACCTCATTTGCCTCTTCTGCTGGATTAAGGGCAATGAACTGGGTTGAAGTTGCTTGGTTAGCTTTTACGAATCTATCGTTAAGCAATTCTCCATCGGGAGTTACATAGCCAGCTTCGATATTTTCGTTTGATACCCAGTTACAAATCATGTAACCTTCCATAGCTACTGTTACCTCTACCGGGAAATTTCTTTGAGGTTGATAAGCAGGGTTAACGTTATCCGTTACTGCTACACCCAAATAAACTTGAGTAGCTACATCAGTGCAAGGGTAAATCAAACCTTCTTCATTCAAAGCTACTGGCATACCCTGTACGATTTTCTCTCCAGCTTTAACATTGAAAGCCTGGTGCAATTTGTGTGACTCACTTTTGTAAATCACCGCTCTCGGGGTTCTTTCCCCAAAGAGAGTAAGTTGCTGAGGGTCGTTTACGATTTTAGTTTTTTCCATAACGCGGATTATTTATATTAGTTATTTGATTTTGTTTCGATACAAGTTATCGATTACATTCTTAGTACTCGGAGATTCTGAATTCCGTTGGGTATCAGTACCCTGGGTTCCAGTTTTACCCTCGGTATCATCCTCAGCAATTGAGGAAGCACGGTTGACGTCCTTAGAACCACATTTTGAGCAAGTGAGAGGGAACTTCTCTTCCAAGCGAGCTTGGTAATCCTTGGTCAAGGAAATAAGAGTAGTAATACCAGTAGTCTCGGCATTGAGCATCGTAACGATTGTCTCATCTACCTTATCACCCATCAACTTCTTGTAGGTTTCTACGGCATTTTCACGTAGAGAAGCAATATGATTCTTTCCTACGGTTGCCATTTCCTTCAAGTTAGCTACTTCGGCATTCAAGTTGGTAATCTGTTCCGTAAGAGAAGTTTTCTCTGTAGTAAGATTATCTACCGAAGTTTGCAATTTGTTTCTGGATGATACCAAAGTCTGAATGCAGGCAATTACATTTTCCTGATTCATCTCTTTACCTTTTTCCAGGGTAAGCCTGTTATCCCCAAAAAGGCTTTCAAGAAATTTTTGTAATTCGTTCATGTTATCTTTATTTGAATGATTATCATTGGCATCATTATCATTAAAAGAACCCTGAGTATCGTTCTTTTCTTGATATGATGTTAAATCTGATTTATAATCAGTAAAGAAGTATTGCTTCGATTTATCATCTCTGTATTCTTCATAAGATGCCCAAGTTCTTTTGGCAAAGGTTGGGTTAATAATTTTACCATCCGAACCAATTTTCTGGGCAAATGAATCAGCACCATGTGAAACTAGTGAGGTCTCAAGGTAACGAACAATTTTAGTAACAATTCTACGTACCATAACTCCCTTAGAGTCATAAGTACCCAGTTTCTGATAAAATTCGTCATCTTCCATTTGGGGATGGGATTTATCCCACTTAAATTGTACAGTAACTGAATTACTATGAATTGAAGGAGGTTCCATAAGGATGCCTCTAGCAATTCTTGGGTTTGCCTTACCATCGATTTTCAGAATACCGTTGATACCAGCGGGTATAGTAAAGCTACCGTCTTTATAGGATTCCTGCCACATTACTTGTGATACAGCACCAATAGCATTACCGATGTTGGTTTCATGGTCACAGTTTACTGTTTGACCAAGCAACATCTTCATAGAAGCCTTTAGTACTCCATTCTGACTAAAGTCTGTCGGGTTCCAATTCTTAGATACAATCGTTTCTGAAAGTAATCGGAACATAGGTTCGATAAACTCTTCATCCTTTGGAGTTAATTCCGATTTATCCAGGTTAGGGTAATAGGTATTATAATCTATATCCCCTCCCCAAAATCCAAATTGAGCAATGGTGTCCGGTGTAGGATTCTTCCATTTGTAATAATTCTCGGAGAAAGTCTGGGCTCCCACTGCTTCTGGGATATACCCAGCCATAATGGTATGGCCTTGACCTATCACCATAGAATCAAGATGCTCTTTGTTTTTCTTTGTAAATTTACTCATCTTGCTTTAGTATTTTGGTCTCCTCGAGAAGGAGCCGGGTTATTCTTATCTCTTGACCTACGAGCAGATTGGTTTTTATCATCTTGCCTTTGTTTCTTCTTAGTTCCTTCTTGGGGGTCTATATTACCTCCCTTAGCAAATTGGTCCTCAAGTGAAACTCTTGGTTCTTTCTCATCAGGAGAATCATAACCCATTGCCCAAGCATATTGCTCTTGACTAATGATACCAGCCTTATACAATAAGTCAAGGTTCTGTATCTTATACTGAAGACCTTGTTGGATTTTAACTTCATCAGAAACTGTAGAAGTTCCCCAATCAATCTTCATCCCCTTATTATTAAAGCCTGCCAGACGCAGTTCTAGAGAATAAAGTCGGTCTAATACATAAGCTACAAGCATTTGGATATTTTTTAACTGGCTAATCATCTTAGACAGCATTATACCAGTTGCACCTTCACCAGTAGTAGATGATACCCCAATGATAGAGCCATTAACTCCCAACCCATTTGCTACAGATTGTTGGTTCATATTCCAAGGCTTCTCGATATTACCGAGCTCCTTAGTAGTAGAATTTAGTTTGAATTCATGGTCATCTATGTAACCAGCAACTACCCCATCCTTCATACCCTCTTTAACATTACGTTTAAGGATATTGAGTTCATGGTATAATCTGGATTCATAAGATTTGATACTCTCATTTGGCCTTTGTGGAGATTTCTGCATCTTAGCTTCTAAGAAACCAACCATACCACAAATCTCCATGATATGTTTGAAGTTAATCTTCATATCATTTTGTCCTTTGAGAGAATCCAATGCAGGCATAAATGGAGGAACTCCATAAGGTTCATCGGTATCATTGAACATACCAACATAGAAGTAGGTTTCTGGGTTAAGCTTAATGTAATCTTGTTGCTTAACAAAGAAATTTATATTCTTTTGGTAAGGAGCATACACCCCATTTAATTCACGTTTAAACTTGATATGCTCTGGCTTAAGGAATAATACAGTAGCCAAACCATCAAGCTTGTCATTTGGTACGCCTTCTACAGATATTGCCCCACTTACAAGAAGTTGAACAATCATTTTATTAACTAAACCATCTATACCAGCAGTATATCTGGTCCATCCCTTGGTGGCTTTCTTAAGATGTTCTCTCATCTTTGAAGCCTCTTCATCGGTATTATTAGGGAAAGTTACTGTATGACTGGTGTTAGCTAACTTAAACATATCTTGCAATGCAATGCCCATATCAGGATTTACCTTATATAAATCCCGAATTAAAGGTATCACATCAACACGAAAAGAGGGTTCAACTAATTTAGTCAACCCTTGTAATGATGTAATTAAGTTATCGCTATCATCGTCAACTGAAACCCTACCAGGCGAAATCGATGTGGCAGGCTTCTCCTCTTTATTAGAGGATGTACCATTCTTGGGAGGGTCCTTCTTACGTCCCCAACCCCAACTAAAATTGAAGTACTTTTTCATCTTGGTTGTACGATTACGTTAGTTTTTCCTTTCCTTATGTGATTACATATTGCTTTTCCAAAGATATCATCATCGGCATATACGTCTCCTTCAAGGTCTACATCTACAGCTGAATTGTTAGCCCTATGTTTACCCATTGCAACAGGTCTACCTAAACCATCATAAATGAAGGTATAAGCTTCTTGTACAAAGAATGGGTCCTTAATGATTACGTGATCTAATCGAATATCTTCTTCCAAGTTTTCTATTATCACTGAACGATTCTTTTGGGTGGTTAACCAACCAGGGGATTTATCCATTTCAGGTCTACTTTTACCTTTTTTCTTCAGCATCTTCTGGTAGTAGTAAAGGTTAGGGTAGCCTTCGTCTTGAAGCTTAGAAGTTACTGATAAACCAACGTCATTGGATTCTGGAGCTATTACTGCCCAGTTAAACAACTTCCCAGTATCACCAAGTAACTTAGCATAAGCTCCCACTGCCATTCTTCCCTTATATACTACTTGTTCTTCTCCTAGCTTATCCATACAAGTAAATGAAGAGTAGTCAGAAGCTCTACCAGTTGAAACGTCTGCACCAATGAAATATTCTTTATCTGATTCGGGTTCACAGAATTGTCGGTATTGACCATTAAATCTCTTCTTAATAACTGGGTAATCACTAAGGCAGTCTTCGATAGCTTTAATATCGGCTAAGTCGAAGACTGTATTACCAGATGATAAGAAGTCACCATCAATTTCTTGTGCAGTTCGTTTTGCTCCCAAAGCAGAAGACATTTGGTTATACCAATTGATATCTCGTTCTGGGTGCATTTGCCAGTATAATCGAATTGGGTTAAAAGGATTACCTCCTGCAATGGCATCTACCCAAGTTGAGTGATAGAAATTACCAACTCCATAGGGAGTGGAATTGACGATGGCAGCTCCACCAGTGGAAAGAGTAGGGAATGCAGCAGCCCAAATTTGAGCAGCCCATCTTACTACTGCTGCCTCGTCAATTACCAGAAGAGAAAGGGATTCCGAACGACCGGCTTCGGATGATGTCGGAATTGATTCAATAAATGACCCATTATCAAATTCTATCATGGAAGCAGAACCGTATTCTCCAGCTCTACCATTGATTATGGGAGTTTGAAGGTACCATGGAAGATTCTTGTACATGAACTTAATCTTCTTAAGCACCTTCTTAGCAGTTGTGTCTTTGATAGAGATAATGTTTATCTTTTTGTTGGGATGGTACATCGCCAACCAAAGACAGTACATTGAAATAAGTTCTGTAATTCCTGCCTGACGGAACTTGAGAATGATATTGAATCGTTGGGCAATGAAATTGTAGAGAACTGATTTCTGAAATGGGTATAAATCAAATCTTACCTTTCCTCTTACTGGATGTATCACATAGCAAAAAAGGCTAAAAAAGAAAACATCACTAGAAACTCGGGATAGGTTTGATAGCTCCTCCCGAGTTAATGTAGTTCTAGTTTCTGAGATAGTCTTTGCCATTACTTAAAAGTTATATGTTATTTGAAATTCGATGTCAGTACCCATCCCTGATTTTATCTTCGGATAGTAAAAGGTATTGACTCCGAATTTGTAATTAAATCTCTTAGTCTTGATTGAAAGACCAGCTCCCATATCGAAGAGATTATTGAAAGGTCTGTATTTGCCATAAACGTATGGACTAAGTGATAACCTTGCAACTTTCTTTCGAGTTAATTGACCTTCATACCAGTTGTAGTTGTACTTATCTAAGTCGATTGGGAATAGTCTAGTTGAATAAGTGTTAGTCTCCTTATTGAACAGACTTAAGTTCAACTTATCTTTCTTCAAAACAATTTGAACCAGGGAATCTTGGTTACTGATAACTGGCTGCCTTAGCATGGAATCAGGAAAGAGAGTTGGCTGCTTATTATCATGAACTAAGATTTTACCTGGTTCAATTTTTTCTGAGTACTTCTTCTCTGGTTTGAAGGGTTTCTCTGTGTATACTGTATCTGGGATTTCATTGACCGCTAGTTCTAAGGAATCAACCTCTCGAGAAAGTTTGTAATTCCTGAAGCAAAGGTAAATAGTAAATCCTAGAAGTACAATAAACAAGGCCTTCTTTAAATTCTTCATGTTCAAAAATTTTAGGAAGTTCGCACGCTTTAATGATACTATCTATCGGTAATCGCTTAGCGATTACCTTTATCGAACGAAGTGAGATAATATCCAAATATACTACTTACGATATGATATATGAATAGCTATATATACGCAGATAAATATATAGATATATATACGTAGTATATTATATATCTATATATTTCAAGGTACCCCAGAAACTTATATATAAGACTTTATATATAAAGCTGAAACTCATGGTTTCTTGGTATTTGCCTTTTTGAGGCATTCCTTAAACCAATAACCTATTTCACCTACTGCCCCTTTGGCAATTGTATATCTTGCCTTGTTAAGCCAATAATGGTAATCCTTAAAATCGCCTTCGAAGGTATCACCATTCTTATGAAGGTAAACTTTGAATTTATCAGGGAATCCCATAATTGCCTTGAAGTCTTCGATTCCCAAAGGGTAGCCATCAGGTCTAAATTGCCTATCTGCAGGTCTGAGGGTTAATGGGGGTTTATCATACTCTAATCGATATACTCCCGGGAGAGTACTCATCTTTGCAGTTTTGATAGGCCATTTCTTTTCATCCTTGAAATCTCTAACCCAGAGTCTATGTATCTTTGCTACTGTGAGATTTTTCTTCTCAGGGAGTTTTCGATAGTCATACATTGCCAGAGTTTTACTCATGAATGGAATCTGGTTAGTATTATTTTCCTGAGAGAATGTGAGTGGTTTAAGTAGATTTCTAGTAGTTGTTGGAGTTTTTACTTGGAATACTTCATCAAAAGCATTCAAGTATTTCTTACCGGTCTTTTTATGTACTCCAATGATGAGTAAACGCTTCCTTGACTCCTGAGAGTTTCCATAGTCTAAAACAGACCTTTCGTGAAAAATAAGTTTATAGTCTTCAAAGGTTTTTTGAAGATATTCTTTTGGGAGCAAAGATAGCAAACGAGGTAAGTTTTCAATAAGAAATATCTTAGGTTTATAATGTAAGATTGATTGAATTACTAGATTCAGGGATTTATTCTCTTGGGGATTGCCCAATTCTTTTACTTTTGAAAGCCTCATAATAGAAGATGCTCCACAGTCTGGACTTGAAAGTATAATGTCTGGCTTACAATCTGGGAGGGTTTCATCTTTATAATAGGGTATACCACCAAAGTTCAATTTCCACTGCTCTAAGCCTTTAGTATAAAATACTCCTCGAGTTTCTATATTAGCTATCAAATTCTTTCTAAAAGGGAACAAAAGGATGCCTGCACCAGCAGACACCCCTAATACTTTTAATTTTTTCATTTCTTGTAGCTTCTCAATTTAATGTACTTAATCCAAGCAAATGGCTTACGGTCTTCCAAATAACTCAGATTCTTATCATTGTTGTGAGCTTCTTCTTCGAAACTTACATCATGATACCTTTCATTCTGTTTATCCCACTTGGCAAAGCACCTGATGATTATGTATTCGATAATATACCAGAGATAGAAGAATCCAAAAACCAGGGCCACTACCCACCAGAAGGATATATCAAAGGATAACCAGAGTATGATACCGAGTATCAAACCCGCTATACTACACTCAATCTGCTGTATCTGATGAATACACTCATGATTGATATCATCAGGTTTACACTCTTCTATTTTGTGTTTGAAGAACGAGTTATACACCAGAGTAATTGCTTTGTAACTGGGGAAAAGGAATACCTTTGCTACCCAGCTGTTAAAGTGACATCTTTTCATAATTTATCTTTGAAGTTTTCGTAAGCATTTCTTAGTTTTTGGTCGTAGGCATTCTGGGCATATCCAGGACCATTGTATTTTCTGGCAAAGCCAGCCCAGTCCTTTTCTTTGAGATTACTCAAACAACCAGAGTTTTTCATGAAATAATACATGAGTTCTAGTTGATTTGCATGAGATTCCGACACTTTGTGAACAAATTCGAAGACATCTTTACACCCACAGAGGTTGTGATTGAAACCCATAATCTGGAACATACCCCAACTTGCAGACTTCAATGCACATTCTTCGTCAATTTCTTTGGCTAATTCGAGTCTTTTGTACTCATGTACACCTCCCAAGTACTTCGATTTATCCCATTTAGGGAAGAAAATCGTAGAATATCTCTTACAAAGGTAAGCTAAATCTCTGTCAGGGAATTTCTTATGTACTTCTTTGTACATAATGTGACCCTCAAAGAGAATTTGAGGCCTACCATCAGCTAAAAACCCATCTCTACCTGCTGCTTCTACCAATTGAACAGCCTTCAATAGAGCAGGTTCTAGACCTAAGCGAATAGCAAGGTCTTTAATCATTTCATTTGTTAGTTTATCCATAACTTATCAGTTTTAATGGTTCAATTTTAGTAACAAAAGTATTGCTTATAACCCATTTTTAGGATGTTTCGAGGTTCTATTATCATATATAACTTATAAAATAATGCAATATGGACAAGAAAAATGAGTGCCAGATATGTGGCAAGCCCATTAATTTAGAGGAATTCTATGAAACTAGAGAGATTCCCCAACTTATGGCAAGAAAACAAATTTGTTTTCAATGTGCTTTTTGGTCTAATCGATTAGCTTATGATAAAGAGCTTGAGAAAGAGGGTAAAATTGCGGTAATTACTCCAGATTATTCTCACTGGGTAACTAAAATTCCCGGAAATATTTTAATGGTGCCCTCGGCTTTTGGTGGTATTTACCAAACTAAACTCCAACCAGTAAACACTCTGGGAGTTATTGATGAAGACCGAGAGAAGCTTTTCATTATCCGTTATAATAACATCACTCACCAAGGCACTATACCAGAACACCTAAGAAAGCTTTTTAAAGTAAACGGAGTAATTCTATCTCCACAGGAATACAAAATGCTAGAAGATTACCGAGGCAATGCCTATGAATTTATTAAAAATATGATTGATAATGCAATAAATAAGAAATAATTTCGTATATTTGCATAAAGAAAAATTCTTAATAAATAAAGATATGAAAAAAGAAAAGAAAGAAATCAAAAAGCTTAAAGAGGGGGATGAGGTTCTCTTCACATTATCTGGAAGACCCATCATTGAGAAAGTTACAGTGGAATCTATTGATAAAAAAGGTGGATTCGCAATGCTCAGTAACCGAGTAAAAGTTGCAAGAACCTTGGGTCCTGATGATACATATCCAAGATTGGATGGGCAAAAGGGAGAAGTTCGTCCGCTTACCGAAGAAAATGAAAGAGTATTCCTTGCATATAAGGCCTATTTCTCAATTAAGAGAAACATAGAATTACTTGATAAGGAGATGAGAAGTATGAAAGATACAGATGCTTTCGATATGATGATTGAATTTGATAAGAAGCTTACCAAGATTATTAACAAATACTTCAAAGAACAATGATGACTACGGTATTAGCTATAATTTACTTGGTATGTTTGCCATTCACGGTATTTTTTGTAAGGGCTTGCTTGGATTATTTACCCTATACTCACAAAATACACTCTCTTATTCTATTCATATCGGTATGGATAGTATTACCTCTATTTCCAATTTATCTATTAATCAGATACATAAAATACAAATTACTATGAGATACTTTTTTGACAGAGATGGTAATTATGCTGGGTCATCAATGCAAGGGTGGGAGATTCTTCTCCTACTCTTGTTCCCAGTTGCTCTAATAATCTTCCTCGTATTCTTACCTTTCTATGTATTTCATAAATACAGTTCTAGAGAAGAGGATAAAAAATACGAGGAAGAACATCCAGAAATACTAAAAGTAGATTCTTATATTACCTGCTGGTATCCATGGCATAGATATTCTGTTGCATATACACTGGCTCTTATATTCTGGGTAATTGCTTTTATAATTGGGATATTATCTTAATACAGGTATTAAGTTGGAGCTACCCAATAAAAATTCAAATCTAATGGATATTTTTTAGTGGGGTTAAACCTACTGGAGAGTATAGGAGTATCACTGCTAGCAGAGGGAGTTGAAACTTTTGTAAGAGTATAGGAACCCAATCCAGTTGTTTTTGTTGTAAAGTATGAATTACTTGGTAAATTGTAGCTAGGACTAAAAGCATTACCATTCTTATCAAGGCAGGACCAAGACAACATTTCGAAATTTCCTGGGTATAGATTAGCTATGTAGACATTAATCATATGTCTATTTTGATTTACTATCCAATTCTTATTTCTGTTATCATCAGCCATAGGTCCACCTTCGCCACTAATATTGGTAGTAACCTTAAAAAAAAAGCACTCATGTCTACTCCATGGAGGATTATAGGATTAAAATGTATTTCCCAATATTCTTTTTCTTCGGGAGTAGTAAGGTGTAGATTTATTTTATTACCAGATTCATTTTGTGTAAGTATACAAAGCCCAGAAGTACCGTCATCTTGTGCAGTAATCTGAATACTATTGTTACTTTTGTCTTCCTCCAGAACATAGTCCGGGGTATTGATGCTAGCAGAATAACCAACTTCAATAACCCCGGACAATTTGCCATTTACATACTTACGCTTTTGAGATTGTATTGTCCATCTCTCAGAGCTTCCCTGTCTTATTTCTGCATATACATCTTGGGTAGATCTCCCCCCCCCCCTAATTTAAGAACTTTATTTAATGTTTTTAGATTGATACTGTTCCTCCTGCACTTGGTACTATAAATGACCCCTCTAATATCCAGGGCCGGGTAGCACCTGATCTAGTATATACAGTTACTTTATCTCCAGTAGTACATTCTATTCGAATACCAGGTTCTGAGTCATTGGCATCGAATGGAATCCTCATAGTAGTAGTACCAGTTGCTGAGAGACCCTGGAAATACACCTGACCTGAAGGTGATGTATTCTGTGGCTTAGCTCCCCTGCCAAAGAGATAGTAGCCTGTATCTGTGGGCAATCCAGAGAGAGTGAATGTTGAGAGAGTGAATATTGAAGCCTTCTGAGTTACTGGTATACTAAGGTTAGCATCCCCACAGGTTAAGAAGATATACCCTGAACGGTTAGCTCCAGTTTGATTACTCGATAAAGCGGTCAGGGATAACATGTAATGGTTCTCAAGAGTATCCGCTGAGGCAACGGATACTGAGCACCAATCGGGAGCATTACCCACATGGGGAGTTTCTGGCTTTTTAGACCCATCACTACCCTTTAAATAGGCCATCACAAGGATTTGAGCAGTATTATATTTATCACTACCTAAAGGCAATGTGTTTGAAACCATTTTTATGTATCCACTATAGGTTACACTAGCCTTCTGAGTTACTGTAAGATTGATTTTGTTATTAGACTCATTTTGGGTAAAT